GAGGATTGGAATCCGATTCTCTACCGCGCCGATGGATTCATTGCGCGTCAATTCGAAGTGGGTTGGAGCTGGCATGCTTTCATGTTTGGTAGATGGCGTCCATCCGTTTTCATGCCTCGCTGGGCAAGCCGCATCAACCTGGAGATCGTCAACGTCCGGGTGGAGCGGTTACAGGACATCTCTGAGGAAGATGCCAAGGCAGAAGGATGCAAGGGCATAAAGGAATTTCGGGCTACATGGGGTCGCATCAACGCGAAGCGGGGCTATGGCTGGGAAAGTAACCCTTACGTCTGGGTGATTGAATTTCAGGTAAAGGAAAATGAGGAAGGCAGTGGGGTGGGGAGAGGCAAGCGGTGATGCGCATCAATCTCACAGAGGGCGTTTACGTTGTCATCATCTCGTATGGTGTGGAGGGCGTCTCTGTTTGGAAGCGAGAAGCAACGGTGACAGAAACGCACGATGGCCGAGCGACAAAGAAACCGAAAGGGGGAAAGTGATGGAAGATAAGAACGCGGTTTGCGTGTGGGAATTTGCTGGAGACAGGTGGTTTACCTCATGCGGTATGCAAAAAACGCCTTGGGCCAAGTTCGAACTGTTTATGGCAAACCTCGATGTGGAACCAATCTGTCCACTGTGCCACTGCCGTATCAAGGTGGTCGAGCCGAAGAAGAGGAAGAAATGGGCGCCGGCAAAGAAGACGTAGTGGATTATATGGTAGCCTGTATCCAGACAGGCCGCAAGTTCATCGGGATCGAGATTGACCCAGGCTACTTTGAGATCGCCAAGAAGCGGATTATGGAAGCACAGGCACAAATGAGACTTACGGGAATGGAGGTAGAATGAAACTTAGAACGACCGTAATCCCGGAAATGGTTGTACCCGATACCTACGGCAGGCACCCGCCAGTTACCTTTCCCGAAACGGAGCATACCTGGTCGCCCACTCTCGCTGCCGTACACAAGTGGCTGTGGGAGGACGGCCCCCTCTACCGGTCCTGGCACGACGGCTGGCTCTGCCCCTTCCACTCCGACGTGGGACACAAAAACATCACTTGTTCTCCCGGACTCCGCAGCCGCTGCTACGGTATTCTTATCACAAACGAGAACAGAGGAAACTCCCCACTCAAAACCCTGGGAAAAGTGGTCTGCTACGAATGGGGACACGTCCTGACCAACCACTACTGGACCCTGCAACACGAAACCCAAGACCAGATGATCGCCACCCTCCCAGACGATACCCGCACGGTGGCCTTCCACATCCTCCACCTCATCCTACGCTCCTCCAACTGGTGGAACTGGCGACAAGAACCTAAGCGACGACAAACGACCAAACAGAACTGGCTACAACCCATTAAGGAGAAATACTAACCGTGATTATCCAAAGAGTCTGGGCCTGGCCCACCGGCGATACCTTCTCTTGCGCACCCATTAAACAACTGGTCAAACGGTACTTGGCCCAATCCACCGTTAGCATCGACCCGTTCGCCCGTAATAAACAGTGGGCTACCTACACCAACGACCTCAACCCCAATACCACCGCCCAATACCACATGGACGTTCTCGACTTCCTGCAAATGCTGGTGGACCAAAACGTCCAGGCCGACCTCATCCTCTTTGACCCCCCCTATTCCCCCGCCCAGGTCAAACAACTCTACGACTCCATCGGCCAAAAAACTACCCAACAAGACGTCCAACGTACCTCCAACTGGCCCCAAGAAAAAGCCCTCTGCCACCAACTCCTCAAAACCGGTGGCCATATCCTCTGCTTCGGCTGGGATAGCGTCGGCATGGGCAACAGCCGCCTCTACCAACTCCTCGAAGTCCTCCTGGTCTGCCACGGCCCCACACACCACGATACTATCTGCGTCGTAGAACAAAAACTCGCCCACCAACTCGAACTAGAACTCTAACCCCATATCTCCCCACCCATCCAACGGGTGGGGCCCACTTCCCCCACTCCCCTCCATCTTCCCCCTGCCCCCTAACGGGCATACTCCCCCAATCTAACCCCCTCCCTTATGACTCTGTAACGGAACCCCAAAACCACCCATCTTCAATACGCCCTGCAACGGGCACAATACCCCTCACTGCCCCACTACCAAAATCCATCCCCCGATACCATAACGGAATACCCGCACCACTCCATCCCAATACACGATAAGACTGGACACTTGAGGACGCTCCGACCTGTAAAAAGAATGAGACCTTGAAAATCCCCAGCCTACCGCTTGCAGACACTTGCGCCTTTGAGAATTTCTGGGAGAGACTGGGTCCCTGGGAATTTTTGAGGAGGACCGGTGGGGGAGAGGGGCTACCCGGCACTTTCCACCCCCCGCCCATTTTTCCCCTACCCCGCAAAAGGGGGTGGTATACTGCATCTGTAGGGCAAACTAGGGGGCGCGCAAGGGGCGCGGCCCACTCAACAAAGGAGGTGCCGACTGGACCATATTATAGCTTTTTTGCCTTCCAATCTAGCATAAGACTTGTGCCCGCGCGCGCGGCTAGGACCCGCTCGCCCAGCCACGAGCAGCTAGTACATAGACTGGCTTGTTGCGACAGCGTAGGCGCTTGAAACCTGCCCCGACCTACGGAACCGACTGCAAGCCGGCACCCCAGTGGAGCACGTTGGAATCGTGCAGGCAGGACGGTGCTGCTAGCCTGGGGAACTAATGGGGAATTGACCCAAGTCCAGGATACCCCCCGGGGGTATATTGGGCGAGAACAAAGAGCCATCCTCCACACCATGTATTCTTATCATCCCTCTCTTGGGCACAACCCTGGGAGGTATGTTATGGAAAAAATCGAACTAATCCGTGTCAATCGGGAATCGTCCGAAAGTATGAAACGTTTGAGCGCTCGCCAGAACGCGGATGACGTGTTGCTGGCGATTGAATCGGACCTACGCAAGCACGGCTGTGTACAAGCGGCAGAATTCGTTCGGGAAATCTGGCTTTTGGGCTAATCTATCTTGTGCCCAAGAGAGGGATGATAAGGGTACAGTCCCCGGTTCCTGATTGGGCGCAAGCCCATAGGAGGTGGGGACAATGGGATAGGGTTGGATGGTGTGTATAGCGCCACCTGGTTGGGCATAAAATCTAACTGGGAGGTGTGCGATGAAGTGGGTATATCGTAAGATTGCATCGGTCCTTGCTCCCAATGCCTTTGACGATGGGGGTATCCGCAAACGGGTATATGATGCAGCTGCGCGGCGACTGCTGCGCATGTACGCGAAAAATGCCAAGTGAATAGCGCTGGGTTATGCCCAGCCAGGTGGTGCTATACGCCCATCACGCCCTACTGTCTGCACACGTGGGATGACTACGCGCCCAGACAGTAGGGCATTTGCCCTACACAATTCTCAATTCACTGGGAGGTGAAAAATGTCCGAGAATAGTGTAGTGGAGTTTGGCGGCAGCAAGTATGAGGTGTCGGAGTCCTTCAAGCAGGCTCTGGACGCTATGGTGGCTAAAGGAATCGCTAGGGACCAAGCTTGGATTATGGTCCAGACTATGGTGGATTCCGGGTTGCTGAAGGCGTCCGCGAAGCCAAAGGAGGTTGTGCCCGACTTGGCGGACATTGCGGGCCCGTACGTCCAGAAGGCGCTTGCGGAAGGCGGGGCCTTGGTGCCGTACGTGGAATCCTACTTGTCGGCCCTGGCCGATCTGGAGGCGGCGCTCGAAGCCGCTGGGCTGGACATGGACTTGGAGGTCACGGGCGGGGAAGCACAAGGTTTTATCACACTCGAACGCGAATGGCCCGAGTCCGATGACGTGTTGCGCATGATCGTCAAAATCAAGCGCGACTCCGAGCTGGGCAAGCTGGCAGCCCGTGTCCCCGACACGTTGCGCACGGCGACGGCCGCTGTGTACTCCGTCGTGGCCCAAGTCGCCAAAAGAAACGGCATCGACATGGACAAGGTGAAAGTCACCACGGCCATAAACTACGACGGCACTGTGTCCCTCACAGGCAAAAAGGCCAGCTCTGGTGGCAAGCGCAACGGTGGTGGGACCCGATCCTCTTACGAGTATAGCTTCGAGAATGGGCACCACGTCATCACCAAGAACGGGAACGCTTGGGTGTCCAGCGACGCGACCACAGAAGACGAGCTTCTCGCTGCCGTCAAAAGCGCGATGGTTGCAGACGGCCTGACGTTCGCCGCCTGTCATTGGCGCGGTTCAGATGCTGTGAAAGGCAAGGATTGGTGGCCGTTCAAGTGACCAAAGCGCCCCGCTAGTCGGGCCTACAATAGGCTAGCATCCATACCCCATAGCCCGATTAAGGCAATCGGCTCAAGTGCCTTGCAAACTCGGTTGCACAAGGACCCAGGCCCACGGACCTCCGAGTTCGGTCCACGGACCAATGGCTTGTGACTAGCGGGGCTGACTATCCGGTCTGCCCCGTTCGCTGCCAGCCATTGGCAGAATCAACTGAAGGAGGGTGACAATGGACGCCAAGAAGTATCTGTCCCAAGTCACCGGCGACGCTTTGCGCGGAGAACGGGTCGAGTTCCGCGTGGTTTTCGGGAACGCCCGCATCTCCTACCACAAGAAGGTGAACGGAGTCCACGAGCTACACTACGGGGCCCAAAGTATCCAGCGGTCCTTGGTAGATGGATTCCGCGAATACGCGACGGTCGCCGCGTCGCTTGGTGTGCCGAAGGTCGCGTGCAGCGGACAAGAGTCCCTGCACCGAATGGCCCTACACGAATCCGCCCACGCGCTACAAGTGCGTGACGGCGAACGGTACAACGGGTCCGTCCACAATGACGGATTCGTGACTCGGTTGCGCTACCTGATGGACAAGCTCCCCTACAACGGGGACAAGATGTACAGCCGCACCGAGTCTGCCCCAACCCGCGACCGTGCATGGTGCATGGCCCGCTACAGCGTAGGCGACGTAGTGCAATTCGAGTACGAGCTGCAAACCCAGATAACCGTCATCCGGGCCATGAACCCGAGCAATATGGTACTTGAGGACGTATTGGGAGAACGGACGTTCAACTTCCACTATAGCCTCCATGACAAGTACAGTATGAGACCGTTCGAGCTATAACCCGCGACTCATGCCCAGTAGCACCACCGCTGGGCAAGCGTGACGGGCTATACAGGCCGTCAAATCATACTATAGGAGGTATGGCAAATGTACGTGTACAACCCAAAGGCGACATCCGTCCGCGACCGTCTGGCCACCGAGCCAGACACTATCCGCGCAGACGCCGAGAAGAAAATCGCGGCGTTGGAAAGGGCCCGGGCCGTTATCGAGTCCCTGGACCTGTACCCGCTATTCGACATCGCTCGCCAGGTCGCCATCGAATACGGCGACATCAAGATCTACCTGAAAGACACAGCGGAGTGCCACCGTGCTGCTATGGCCTACATCGGGGACGTGGAATGGGAAACGCCACGATGGTACGCCGAAACCCAAGACAAGTGGGACGGCAAGCGCCGCCGCACGATTATCCGCCGACGCTGCGAGTGGTACGGGAAAGTCGGGGATGTCGGTATCCTGATCCAGTTCGCTGGCGACGGCCCCGAGCTGAAAGAGGGCGACAAGCTGCCCTCCGGGTGCGTGATTCGCACCGAGTTTACCGCTAGCGTCGGCCAGATGGCCGTTACCTGCGACATGCGGTAGACCTAGAGACCCGGGGACCACCACCCGGGCCATTCCCTATGGAGGGACCACATGAAGTACCACGTCGGACTGATTCATGGCGGTATCTCGGGCAACGAACCCGAGAAAGTGACGGTCCAGATGCGCCGCGACGTAGACTTCCTAAGCTGTGGGCTGTGGGAGTATATTGGTGTGAGGGATACCACCAAGCGGCACGTGAAAGAGTCCAAGCAGGCGTTACTTGGTGCCATTAATGAGACATACGGCACCAGCTTTACCAAGATCGCGGTCGACTAATCGCACGACTAAGGGCCATCTGGGACTACCCACCAGGTGGCCCTTGGTCGCGCATTTAGCGCGGAAAGGAGGCCGGACATGACAAGAGAGGAACGGCAGGCTCTGTTGTTCCTGTTCCTGTCCATTTGCCTTCAATGGCAACGGCTCGGTTGGGAAATGACAATCGGGCCGGAAGGGAGGGAACGGTGATCACAGAGGACGAGAAACGGAAGCTGGTTCGCGACCTAATGGAAGCCGCCGAACGCATCCACGCGGCGAACCACCCGGGGCAGAGGCCCGACATGGTCGGGCTATGCACAGCCACCGCTCACGCTATCGGCATGGAGTTGCCGGTCCCGTGGTGGCTATGGCACATGGCCCATGACGTGATCAAGGAGGTCCATAATGGACATAACGCTTCTTGAGTCACTACGTGGGGACCAAACCGCCGCCCACCCAGAAGGACGGGGCGGATACCAGATAGAGTCCGTCCTCAAAGCTCTCAAGCGGGGACAGGACCAATACGCCAAAGACGGTTCGCTCAAAGGCTTTACCCTTCCGCTGTTCGCGGACGTGGGCACAGGCAAAACGCCGTCTACTCTGGTGTACCTGTACTACGTACGGGAATGGCTGAAAGAACAGGGCGACCCAAGATGGGACAAGCCGGTGCTCTTTGTAGTGCCAGCATCGGTCAAGTGGAACTGGGTCAAGGAGGCCCGCAAGTGGCGAACCGACCTGGGTATCACCGACATCTACATGATTAACGGCGACGCCCAGGCCCGAGAGGCCCAGCTGACCTTCCTGCAACTCATTCGACCGGCTATCGTGGTGACAAACTACGAACTGGTCACTATCCACCAGCAGTTCTTTCAAGATTTAGGCGACTTGGAGAACCCGTTCTTTCTGTCGATTGTGTGCGATGAGGCCCACTATATCAAGTGGAAAGAGTCAAAGCGAGCACGGGCCGTCCGGTCCGTGTGCGCGGGGTTCCACATGGGACTCACGGGCACACCGCTTTCCAACAAGCCCGACAGCTTGCACGGCGTTTTGGAGTGGCTGGACAACACCCGCACATTCACCAGGTCCGTGCGGGGCACGCCGCCTGTACCCAACAAGCACTGCCTTCTACCGCGATACGACAAACAGCGGTATGCCTATCATTCGATGGGCTGCAAGGCATGTCGGTGTTGGGCCGACGACCACTGTACACTGTCCGACAAGCCCAAGCCATTCAACCCGGAGACGCCCGACGAGACCATCCGATACAGGCATGTCGGACAGTGGGGCACGTTCGAGTCCTTCCGGGACCGGTACTGTGACACTGAGCTTGTGACCTTCCGTAAGGGAGGCCGCGAGCACTCGGCCCGCAAGATTGTCGGTCCCAAAAAGTCCGCGATGGCCGAACTGAACCAAAGGCTTATTGACTTTGGGATGGTGCGGTGGCGTAGGGCAGAGGTGCTGGGCATCAATGCCATAGCTTATGAACACATCTCCTTGGAGCCCACACCCGCACAGGCCGACCTGTACAACCAGTTGATGAATGGGTTCATCAACATGTACGGGGACTCTGGCGAACTCTTGGACCAGAAGCAACTACGCTCGGTCCTGGCCCAACTGACATACTTCCGACGGGCCACGACCTTGACACCCAGGGAATTCCAACTCTCACTGCAAGGCCGAAACCCCGAATTCGCTCCATCGCTCAAGATTGCGGTGAGCGACAAAGGGGCCAAGCAAGAGTGGCTTTTGGAATTCATCGCCGACCAACTCGACCAGCAGGACAACGGCGACAAGTTCCTTATCTTTTCAGACTGGACTAGCGAACTGCGCCCACTGCTGAACCGCATCTCGGCCAAGCTCAAGTTCGATATTCTCTCCGACAAGGGCGGCAAACTCATGCCGGAGGGCAAGGTGGCCGACCCAGCAGGGTATTGCTCCATCATCGACGGCAGCACCAAACACGAGTCCCGCCAGCAGATTTCAGAACGGTGGAACTCGGACCACGACTTCAAAGTATTTCTCGGCTCACCCGCCGCCTTTGAGGGAATCAACCTCCAAGGTGGACTCAAAGAGGGAGATACCGCTTACGTGGTCATTCTCAACATGCCCTGGCTCCCGAAAGACGTGGTGCAAGCCATAGGACGGGCATGGCGCTATGGGCAAGAGGGTGACGTAGTGGCCCTGTTCCCCGCAATCGAAGGGACCATCGACGAAAATATGGTCACGACGCTGCTGGGCAAACAGTGGGCCTTTGACCAGGCCGTAGACGGTGGGAGCCACAACATGGCCGACCTGTTCAAAGTGAACTCCACCCGCTCGGCCCTCAAGCTACTGGGATGATTCGGTCAAATATGACAGAATGGCCCCGGCCCAGGTGGGCCGGGCATGTGGGGCGCTGCTGGACTAGCTTGACACCCTAGCGTACCGGCGATATACTTTACAGTAGTGTTATCGCCGGTACGCCAAGGAGGTCTTATGCCGTGGACGACAGAGGAGGACAACATCCTTCTCTCACTACGGGACGAAGGACTATCCTTTAGGCAGATAGCGGCCCAGTTGGGCAAGGGTGAATCCACAATAGGGCGACGGTTCAGGCTGCTTATACGCCCAGAGGAAGGACATACCTTACCAGAGTTCCCAGACCTTATCCGCCCAGAGATGGACGTAGACGAAGTTCTGGACCAATTGGAGGCCATACAGAGCCTCCGTATGAAACTAGAGCCGGTGACCACATCGGCAGTGATCCATATCGAAACAAACAAGCCCATCGCCTTCACACCCACATCATGTTGGCATCTCGGTGGGCTTTATACGTTCCATGAAGAGTTCCGACAAAAGTTCCGTGAGGTGCTGGAGATAGACAGACTGTATTGGGGCACACACGGCGACGATTGGGAATCCTTCCCCCCAGGATGGGGAGCAACGGTCTTTAACAACCTAATACCGCCACACCTGCAACGGCAATTGGTGGCCAAGATTGTAGACAAGCTGGCAGCAGCGGGTAAGCTGCTGTACTCTTGTTGGGGCAATCATCCTGCCTTTATGGAAAAGCTAACGGGTGAGGACCAGCAGGCCGTCATATACGCCGATAAGGTTCCGTACTTTGCCGGTCGCGGCGTGGTGAAGCTGCACGTCGGGGACCAAAGGTACGTGCTGGCGGTGGCACACAGCTTTCCGGGCCATAGCTATTTGAATCCGTCCCACTCCCAATCACGCGAGCTAACATTTCAAGTCCCGCAGGCGGACTTTGTTATCCAAGGACATGGGCACACATTCGCGTACCAGGAGCGGGTACACCACGGTGAGGCATACGACGCCGGTCTGCAAGAGAACCGTATCGCCCACCTGGTGCAAACGGGCACAGCTAAATCCGGTCCTGACCCGTTCACGCTACGGGGCTGGAGTCGCGGGGTATTTATATGGCCCACATTCGTACTATCCGCCAAGCGCCACGACATTCACCGGGTATATGATACCGAGTCGCTCCGGTGGTACTTGGGCCGAGATGATTTTTAGACTACGGGCGATGTATAAAAGTTGTATAAATTCACGAAAAGTGTATCAATTTTTATACATCCCTAAAATTCCTTTGAAACTGTGTGAATTCGTGTGAATTCGATAGGCTCTAAATTTGACAAGTTTTTGCGATTACGGTAGGATTAGTGCGTTAGCACTAAGGCTACCGTATGCGAAGCACAAAAGACCACCGAGAAAAGAAAGACCGAAAGAGAGAAAGAAGTGGGGTAAAGAAAAAACAACCCCCAATAAAGAACGACAAAAAAACCTCCTGAATGTGAAGCTGCGCCTATTTACAGAATCCGTGGGTTTCCTATAATAGATTGACGGGAGAGTGAGGATAAGCCCCCACCTGCTCGGGAAGCCACACCCCACTCTCCCGTTAAAGAGCCTTAAATGAGGGTCACAGGATGATTATCGTCGCAGGGCCACCCTATAGTGGGGTAGAGTTAGTAGCGAGAGAGTTGGGCCTGCCGGTGCTGGATGATGAGGATATCCGCGATATGGCGACGCTCAACCGTGTGTTGGTGGGCAACGGGGACTCGGTGATAGCGACAACCCAATTGGCCCATATCGTCCATGAGTTCAGCGGCCACCTGGTCAAGTACGTGATGCGTGACCCCGCTGACATTGAACGGGAGATGCAACTTGCAGAGTATCCGGCGGACGAACATGTGGGCCGTATCCTGGCCGACATTGAGGGACGGGACCGGTATATCAAAGAGGCGTTCGGCAGAGTGGTAGACCCCACACAGTCCTTGCCAGACATTCTGTACGACTGGTGGGATTGGCAAAAGACAGAGATTAGTTTCCTGATGGGCCACTATGAGGAGGTACGGGCCTCCTTTACAGGGAATGTGGATTCCCTATAATAGAATGTGAGAGGGGTAGCCTAGTGGTAAGGCATAAGGTTGATCCGACCGCAATACCCTTGCCGATTTGGCCGACTGTGGTTGGTTATCTAATGGGACCTTAGGACGTGGGTTCGATTCCCGCCCCCTCTCCCTACATGGAGAGAATAGCTCAATGGTAGAGCACTGAAACACCGATGCCATGTTTAGCCCTAACGGTAGGTGGGCCGGAGGTTATCGGTTATCGACTTGTAATCGAGTGATGTGGGTTCAAATCCCACTTCTCTCCACAGGAAAGCTCGGGCCGGAGTTGGTGGGTTATCTATCATAAGAATCTCCCACCACAATCATTCGCCCGTATAAGAGATGATATTAAACGCACAGCGTTTATAATATGTGTGGGCCGGATGTGGTCGGTTATCAAACACTTCGGGTATGAAATTCCCGACTACAAATACTAGCCCACCAAGCGTTCCGGGGTGGATGCCCCAAATAGTCAGGCGTGTGGGGTTTCGGCTCCACACGCCAATTTATCCCAAAGGAGGGTCGATGATGAAGTACACGGACGCTTTTTCCACGCGGCAGACGCCGCAATCCCAACCCATCCCCGGCACCGACCAGGTGCGCAATAGTGCGGGTGGGTTTGCCTTTGCCCTGGACGACTGGGCCAGGCTGGACCGGTTCCTTATCCTGGGGTCGGACTCCCCCACCTACTACGCAAGTGCGGCGGAGCTAACTGTTGCGAATGCAGAATGCGTTATCCGCTGCCTCAAAGCGGATGGGCGACGGACGGTGGACCGTATCGTCGAAGTGAGCAGGGTAGGGCGTGCGCCCAAGAACGACGCTGCCCTGTTCGCATTGGCATTGGCGTCATCGCCGGAGTGCTCCGGGCTTGCAAGTCTGTACGCACTCGAAAGCCTGCCGCTTGTGGCGCGTACCGGTGCCCACTTGTTCAAGTACGTGGATTATGTGGAGCACTTTCGGGGCTGGGGGCGGTCGCTGCGCGAGGCCGTGGCCAACTGGTACTTGAGCAAAAGCCCGGCGCACTTGGCCTACCAGGTCGTCAAGTATCAACAGCGGGAGGGCTGGTCCCACCGAGACTTGCTGCGGCTGTCTCACCCGGATCCGACGGAGGAAATCTACCAGGACATCTTTGCCTGGGTGGTGAAGGGCGCTTTGCCCGACCCGTCGAGCGACATACCCACCATCGTGGGGTATGAGTCGGCCAAGCGGGCCAAAACGACGTCACAGATTGTCAAGTATATCCGCGACTACAAGCTGACCCGCGAAATGATTCCGACCGAGTGGCTGACCGATAAGGAAGTGTGGGCGGCCCTGCTGGAAGAAATGCCCATGACGGCCATGATTCGTAATCTGGCGAACATGACTCGTGTGGGTCTGCTGGCCCCGATGTCGGCGGCTACAAGCCTGGTGGCCGCGCGGCTGGACAGTGAGGCTGTGCTCCGCGCCAAGGTCCATCCCCTCACCATTCTGGTGGCCCTGAATACCTACAAGGGTGGGGCAGGGGTGGCCCGTGGACGTGCGGTGGGCTATCACAGCAGGGGTCGTGTTTCCGATTCGGATGTCAAGACCTGGGAGCCTGTACCACAGATTATAGACGCATTAGATGATGCGTTCTATCAGGCGTTCGGCAACGTCGAAAGCACCGGCAAGCGCTGGATGCTGGCCCTAGACGTATCAGGGAGCATGACGTGTGGTGAGATTGCAGGCATGACCGGCGTAACCCCGAGAGTGGGGTCGGCGGCGATGGCCCTCATCACCGCAAAGGTGGAACCCAATCATATGTTTGTGGGGTTCACTAGCGGTAGCGGCCGGGACGCGCTATCGGTGCTGAACATCTCGCCGCGACAACGGCTGGATGATGTGGTGCGGGAAGTGGACAACCTGCCCTTTGGCGGGACCGACTGTTCCCTGCCGATGATTTACGCGACGGAAACCAAGACGCCCATTGATACATTCGTTGTCTATACCGACCACGAAACGTGGGCCGGTCGCATTCATCCTGTACAGGCCCTCAAGCAGTACCGGCGTGAGATGGGCATTCCGGCCAAGTTGGCAGTGGTCGGCATGACCAGCACGGGGTTCTCAATTGCGGACCCCAATGATGGTGGGATGGTGGATGTGGTCGGGTACGATACGGCTGCACCGCAGCTAATCAGCGACTTTGCCACGTGGTAGCGAATGGGCCTGGGGTGTCAAAACCCCAGGCTTTTGCATGGTGTAGATGAGGAGAGGATGATGTACAAGGATTTGGTGGAAGAAATCGTCCAGTCGGTCAAGGAGAGGCTTCGTGGCAGAGAACTTGTTGTTGGGTATGAGACCTTTGCATTTGTAGACAGCGCCCTGAGCCTGCACGGGCAATTCACCCAGAAGCAGCCCTACACCTGTGTCGTGTTGTTTATGGATGACGGAGAGGGAGGCTTTTTTCATTCCACTGGATTTGCCAAGGTGTCCGGCCACGATAAGTGGGACAGTGAGGTTGGATTGGAGTATGCCACCAAAAGAGCCGCCAGGGGAATTGTTCGTAAGATGCAGAGTGCGGCATCTTTGCCTGGTGCCCAATAAGGGCGTGGCTGTCCCAGTCAGTACCCTTAAAGGGTACTTGTGTGGGTTTGAGATAGCTGGGACAGTGGGCGCTTGCCCCAAGCGGAGGCGTTATGTACTGGTCGCGCATGATGAGACAGAGGGAGGTAGCGGACCACCAGGTGGATAGGGCACACTATATCCGCAAAGTGGAAGCCGCTGCCTTGTTGGGTGTCCCTCCGACAAAGAGGGATTATGTAGTGTACCACTGCTACGAATTTATCAAGGGATTACACCGAATCAAATCGTACAAGGAGTGGTTGAATGAGCAGGGATTTGATGTGGATGGACCCGATGTTGGCAGTACACCTTCCGTCAACGGAGCTGAAAATCAAGAGGCTATGCGCTGTGAAGGGAGCATCCCACCTTTATGATGATGTCTTGGAACATGCCCTATTCACAGCATGTGAGCTTGGAGACTATGACCCGCGCAGGGCGAGCCTGGAAACCTACCTGGTCAATCATGCCAAGTGGTATCTTGGGGACAGGTTCCGTGCCAAGGAAGTTGAACTGCCCGTTGAATTCACCGACGATTACGCTGAGGAGCCGTGGATGGTCAGTTCACCAAGTGTTGATTTTGTAGACCCGTTTGAGATGGATGCACCCGTGCCGTGCTGGTACAAGCCGCTGTGGGTGTCACTCACAGCACAGGAACGGGACTGTTTGGCCTATGTCCTTATGTCAAATGCGGACAACAAGAAGGTCACGTATAGGGACTTGGGCAAGCTACTTGGAGTCAGCCACGTAACGGCTGGCAAGGTGTTGGATTCGGTACGTCGCAAGGCCAAGGATACCATTCAATGGACGACAGCATTATCCGCGTTATCAAACAACTGGCAACAAACTGGCGTATTCCAGTACGGCAGCTCCCGCCGTTTGTAGTAAGGCGTATCCCTGATGGGTATGCGCCAGTCTATTTAGAGTTTGCTGGATTCAAGGTCAAGCGTGTGGTCTATCGGCCCGGGTATGTGCTGCCCGACAAGGTGCTAAAGCAATATGAGTGTACAACATCTTGGAGCGACAGTCCGGGCATCTACGTGAAATTTGGGATAGAGACGTATCACCTTTCTCCTCACTGTAGCCTTGGTCACTACCACGATTTTGCCGTCAAACTAGAACTCGATTAACAAATAGCGTGGAAGGTGTATAATGATACAAGAGGGAACGCACGTGTACTGGAGGACGGCCCCCGCGCTAACCGGCAAGGTTTTGGATGTGAGCCAGTGGCGACTCCAAGTGAAGGTGCGCATCACGTCTGATCCCTTTGGGCTAACGCTTGAGGGGTTTGAATTTTGGTGGCCTATGGAGTATTGGCGTGAGCAACAACAAGGTTCGTGACCTGGCTGTGTATTTTATCACCGTAGTGATGGGGCGCAAGATGACCCCCGCCGACTACCGTGGGCGGCACATGAAAACAGCAAGCCGCCTTCTCAAAGAAATGAAGTACGACTACGATGCGGTGATAGCCGCACTGGCTGCTCTCAAGAGAAGGGACTACAAAGCCTTTGGGTACGACATAGACGATTTGCCCAAGGGTTCTATCCAGGGCATGGAGATTCTGTACTTGTGGGGCGAGCCTCCTCTTATCGAGAGGTTTGTCTCCCCGCCTCCTATGCCGCCTATTTACTCTTGTGATTTTGATGAGTGGGTCCGGCAATGGGGGAAACTGGCAATAGAAAGGGGAGATTGGGACGGACTCTACATTCGGCGCGACCCGAACGAAGTGCCTTGGTTGATGGACATAATCGGTGAGCGCAAGCATAAGGAGAGTGTCCGTAAATGGCAGACCCAACAAAGAACATCCCCGCCGAAGAATCGGTTGTCAGATGGATTGCAAAAGACCCCGCCACTGTAGACCTTCTGATACAGAGGGGGGTAACGCGAAGGTGGTTCTCCGACCCGCTGTATGGGTCGGCTATAGAATCCTCTATCCGTTTGAGGATGACAGGGAAAGAGATAGACCCTCTTTCCATTATGTCGTTCTCCAACAATGGGGTTCCACCCGAGAGGTGGAAAGACCTGCTGGCTATCTGGAAAGAGCCAGCGCCACCGGGCAACAAGGTAGAGGTGTTTGTCGAGCCTCTGCAAGATGCGGTCCTGTTGCGCGACTTTGACCAGGCGGTCCGTGAAGTGCAGGATCTACGCAAGGGCAAGCCCAAGGAAATCCGGCAGTGGATGCCCTACGCCTGCAACCTGTTTAACGGGCTAACGCAGGACCGTGCTTACGATTCCAGGCCGTCCACCCACTACAAGAGGGAGACGCGGGACATCATGGGCAATACAGGAATAGCACAGCTAGATCGTGCTCTGAAAGGAGGGTTGTGGTCGGCAAGCACCAATCTGTTTATCGGCATCTCCAATCACGGCAAGTCCACAATGGCCTACACCATCGCCGCACAGTTGGTGCAAAAGGGAATCCGGACGGCGTTCATTTCCACAGAAATGCCGCCCACCGAAGTAGCGATTGGCGTTCTAAGGCCGATGGGCAACTGGTCGGACCGAGAAGTGCGGTTGCAGAAAGTGGACGCTTCTGTAGAGTTACAGAAACTGGATAGGTATCTGGCAATCTACGACTACAAGCACAGCACCGCAGAGGCCCTGGACCGAATCGTGTATTGGGAGAAACCGAGTGTGGTCATTTGGGACTATCTCAAAGCCCCGGATGATTCATCGGGTAGAAAGAGGGAGGACCAGGAGCTATCCTCTTTGGTGGAGGGCATACGGAATGTAGGCATCGACCACGGTGTGTGTACGTTTGTGTTCGCTCAATTCAGCGACACCAAGGCGAATGAGTTCCGCAACACACACAATGTGAGTAACCCAAGCCCGTTTGGCTCGGCGCGTGTCTACCATGCGGCAGACCAGGTGGTGATTATGATGCGCCATTGGTTGGAGCCGGACACAGAGTTTTTCAAGGTCAAGAAGGACAAGTTACCACCGACATACATCGACGACAATCTGTTGGATTGGGAGTTCACCCTCCAGCACGACAGAAAGACCAGAAGTTTTTGGAGTCGTGTGTAGCTAAAAAGGAAGGAATGAGAATGGACGTAGTAGAAGAAATCCTGTCAGATTTGACAAGTTTGGAGAGAGTGGCCTATCATGTGGCGGTGGCCTCTCTTGAGGCAAAGAATTTGGAGATCAGCAGAGCTGCCATGCTGGCCCTTCTCCAATACGAAAAGGACCGGCTGGAAACCTCCGTCATGGAGGAAGCCTACCGGCTCGGTGCGATTGACGGCAAGAACGCGGAACAACGCAAGGTTCAGGCCGACTATATTGTGTACAGCGCCGAGTTGGTGAGTGCCAAGCAGCAGCGGGTGATCGAGTTGAAAGAGGACGTAGCCTTTCGGAAGGCCGAAGCGGAGCACGCCGCCAACGTCCTGAAAATCTTGATGGAAGCTATGAGGAGGGAACGTGAACAGTCTGCAAGTAGTGAATGACGCACTGGCCAAGCCCATACCGCCGAACGTCATCCATCCCGCCGACCCGCAGAGGGGGGTGTATGGGGACTATATCACCGCCCAATACGCGATGCAGCTTGCCAATGAAATCTTTGGCATCGACGGCATTGAGGACATTTTTATTCTGTCGGACGACCACATTGAACTGCTCAAGCCTGGTCTGGCCTTTGGCGACTGGGTGTTCATCACAACCGTGAAGGTGATGTTTGTTGTGACGGACGACAAGGCCAATGAGATACGGTTCTCCCGTATCGGGCGTGGAGTTGGCGTAGCGCAGGCCCCGTACAACTCTCGGACCAGCAGCTATGAGCCGGTGAAACCGCAGCAGATGGACACAGCGGCCAAGTCCTCACTGTCGGACGCAATCAAAAACGCCCTGATGCGGGTAGGTCGCGCCCTGGGTGCGGAGCTGTACTTTGATGAGCGCACGGCACAGGTGCTCGGCTATGAGGATATGTCCAGCCGTGCCACCAAGTATGCAGAGGACCCAGAGCCATCCGGCACGACAGACTTGGGCGACGCTGTGTGCGAGTGGGGTTGGGGCAAGGACAAGAAGTTCAAGGGCATGTCTCTTAAAGAGATTTACGCCGACCCCGACGGCATGGGGGCCATGAAGTGGGCGTCTACCCTTAGCGATTCCAAGGGGTTCACCAAGATGATGGGCGACTACTACAAGCAGATGGCCCCCAAGGACGATGTCCCACCGGTAGACGACCAGAAGAAAGTGAAGATGTGGTTCGGTGAGGACAAGGTAGCGGACGCCATTGTTGACTGGGGCAAGCTCGTGACCAACGATGCGTTCAATAACCTTATCAACAAGAAGTTCGGTGAGGGCATTGAGAACTTTGGCCCTGACCACCCGCGATTCAAGAATCATCTCAAGCGCCACTTCCACATTGACTCCGGCCATGAGTTGACGTGGGAGATGTTGCAAGCCTTGCGCACCTTCTGTGCGGAGGGCAGTGAGGTCGCCGCATTTGGGTGGCCCCAATACTATGCTGGCGACAGGGCACCGACGGAGCAGACCGTGAAAAAGGAACAGCCCCCGGCCCCGGCCCCCGTGGTGGATCGCGGACCCGAGATTGTCATAGGCCCGCAACATCAACAAAAAGTGCCCGTCAGCATTCAGGCATTGGCCAAGAGTGCGGGTGTTGAAAACCCCGATGAGTGGCTGTGGACAGTCCTTGGCGAGAAAGCGGTTGGCGAGTGGAAGGACATTCACAGTGAAATCATGGGCAAGATTCTTGCAGCGGTAAAGGACGGGAAAGTGACAGATGTTTCTACCGCTGCCATTATGTGGGAGGTGGGTCTTGGACAGTTTGCCAAGTGACATAGTGTCACTGTCACAACCGGAGTTTATCACAACACTGGTGACAACCGTTGACCCGCTCATACCTGATGCGATTGCAAGGCGTGGGGCGACGGCATGGGCGACTGTTCGTGCGGTAACGTTGATTGCCTGTTACCGCCAGAAGGAATTGTTTGAGGGGCTTTCGACACGGAAGGAAGCTGTGGAGGCAACGGGATATTCATCGTGGTCGGCATGGTTGCAGTCCGTGGGGCTACCCATGAGTGCGGGGTTGGTACGCCAGCGGTGCATGGAGATTCACGGCTACATCCAGCAGGGTGCAGATTGGATGTCGATTCTCAACATCTTGGCGTACTGCCCCACGGCAGGGGCAGACGTTCTCACCAACATTGTTGACCCAGACGGCGAGATAGAAACGCACATTGACGTAGACCAGCTTCCGGGAGGCTCTGTCCAGGGCCTCTTAGAAGCAATCGCCGCCCTGCCGGACCCGGGCCAAGCACGAAAGTTGGTGAGTGAGGTATCGGGCGCCGTACAGATCTACGCCACGGACGCTGTGTACATGGGCGGCAAGTTGTACTTTAATACGGTGTATGAGCGTCCTGGGGCAAACGACTTGCTGTATTTGACAGTGAGTTGCCACAAGGAAGGAGGAGATATCATCGAACTACCAGAGAATGTGGCCCGGTGGATTGTTGCGCGGGTAGGAGGGAACATCAACGCATGATAGTCATCATCGTTCTGGCGCTGTATTTTGGGCTGCTGGTGGCCTCTGATGCAAAGCGTCTGCGTAACCTAAAAAAGAGGGAGAGGCTGGGATGGAAATGCTAGCAATGCTCACCGCTGTTCTGCAAATGTCTGTACAGGACTGGGAGGTGGGCGGCATCACGTTTTACGGCGGTCCTCAATTTGAGGGCAAGCCTCTCAAGTGCCCAGGATACCGATATGAACAAGAAACCGGGCCCTGGGTTGCAGTCCCCCTCTCTTGGTACGAATCAGGAGAAGTGGAGTGCGGGGACTGGTTCTTGGTGGAGTTTGTGGACGGCAGCACCATGATGGCCAGGGCATTGGACTCTGGTTATCTGGACGGCTATACCGTGTGGGATAGCGGCAAGCCGTTTGTGGGAGACTTGCCCCTGTATTGGCGAGAGGGCCGCAAGACGGCGACGGGTCGGATTCTCAATCTAACTGCCCTTTTGAGAGGATGGATGAACTGATGAACCGGAAGGAAAAGGAACAAGTTCTCCTTGAGGCTCCGTGGGAGGATGAGGGATTGGAGCCCCCGGACTTTGATGAGCTTGTGGAGGACGAAGGCGACGGCGGGTGTGAGGCAGCTTGCCCGCACGGCTGTTGGGTGGAACCGGACGGCTGGTGTGAGCACGGTCGCCCAAGCTGGCTGCTGGTCTTGGGATTCATTTAGTCGGGCGGCGTCCGGTGGGGAACCCCCCACCACGCCGGGCTTATGGAGGGAGACCAAAGATGAACGGGAGGAAAGAGGATGTCTGGCAAGTGGGGAATCAGTTGGAAGGACAACGAGGACGGTTCGGTCCATATCACAAATTACAAAGGCGGAGCGACCGGAGGCGGTCGGGTGAGTGGGAACCTGGATTTGAAAAGCCAGAGCTTTTCAGGGGTTCACGCGACACGGCAGGACAACAACAAGCACAGCAACGACCCGGACGAGTGGCGCAGCGGCGGGGGTTTTTTCGATGGCTGTTTCGGAACGCTCCTGCTGATAATGGGGAGCGGGATCTTGTTGGCGGGGATGTTGATCAAGGCGCTTACATGACCGGCGAGGGCATGTTGGTCGTGGGCATGGTGATGTTGGTCTTGGTAGTCTTTTGCTCTGTAGGCGTCTGGATGGCATTGGTGTTGGCTTTGTAAGAACGTGGGGGCGGGTGGCCGTGGTAGAACCGGCCTTGGGTGGCGAAGTAGTAGCCCAGTGCACCGTGCAAGTCGGTGCCGCCCCAATTCTAAAAAGGAGGCAAATGATGTGTGAGTTTTTCAGTTGTGTTAGTGATGGTACCGGCAAGATGTTCTATTTTGATGCCGAGATGCGCCGGAAAATCATTAACGGCGAAACGCCGTACCAAGATACCGATAGCCATACCAGCATCGCGCATTATCATGGGGTACGGGGGCGTGATGAGGATACACTCAACAAGTACGAGTACAACATGCTCACCGGCAAATTCAAGGTAGACAAATTGAATAGCACTGACGACAGTGCAGCAGTTGAAGAGTTTTGCCGCAATATGGATTGGACCACCATTGCCCCCGAACTGATTGTCAAGCCTATCATTCACCCGTTCCAAATTGATGCGGGAGAGGTGAATGAAGAAATTGTAGCTCTCGCTCGTAAGTGGGCCAACGTGAGGGCCAACGTGAGGGCCAGCGTGAGGGACAGTGTGTGGGACAGCGAGGGGGCCGGCGTGTGGGCCAGTGTGTGTGACAGCGTGTGGGATAGCCTGTGGGACATCCTGTGGAACAGGGTGTGGGACAGCGTGTGGGACAGCGTGTGGGCATACATTGGCAGTTTTTTCAGGTTGGACAAGTGGAAGTATGTTTCTCACGAGCCCGGCTCATATCCGTTCCAGGCAGCAGTAGGCCTGTGGGAACGGGGATTTGTCCCTGCCTTCGACGGGAAAACGTGGCGGCTTCACGCCGGGCCAGCCGCCGCGGTTGTGTACGAATGGAAACAGGAGGCAATCAGTGAGAAGTGATGATTTGACTCCCCAAGAGGCAATGTTACTGGTGGTTGTGATTGTGGTGTGCATAGTGGCTTGCGTGGCGATATTTGCATTGAGTTCGTGAGGGAGGTGTGTGTAGCGAAGTAATAACCCGATGCACCGCGCAAATCGGTACCGCCCCAATTCTAAGGTTGGAAGCGAACGAAAGGAGGTAGGGAAGTGGTACAGTTGCAAGAATTGCCCAGAGGCGCAAATGAATTAGAGGACTGGCTGTGGGACTACATGGTTGGCAGAATCACACAGCCGATGGTTGAGCGGGTGGCCAGGAACCTGGGTCACGTACTTCGGGGAAAGTTTACGACCGACCTTGGCGAAGAAATCGCGAAAAACATCCAGGAAATGAGCGCCAAGGAGTTCAGCGACTGGGTTGTCGCAAAAAGCTAAGTCACGATGCCCCGCCGGTCGGGCGAAAAGCCGGCAGAAAGAGGTTTGCGATGGAGAAGCGAGCTGTCGAGTTGGTAGTCCTATTTGGCAACGAGGTGGAGCGGGTTTGGCCGCTCCTGGAAGGGTATCAGTTCGATGATAACGGCGGCGAGCCTGACGGTCCGGCATGGCTCGCCCTGGCAGAGGACTTCACGCCAGAGGAACTAGACAGCATCGTGGCCGGTCAGCTTGGATACGTAACGACCGGCTACGAATTTGGCGGTTATGATGGCAGCGACGAGGCTCGAGGGATGATGAAGCGCCTCTCTCAATTTCGCTGGTGCGGCTATAGCAGCCGCGACGTGGCCTACTATGTAACCGACTTGCAGCCAGACGGGCAGTTCGAGGACTTGGGCGATGTATGCGGCTTTGGCCGACCACTAACTCTCGAGGAAGCGTTGAAGGTTTGACAGGCTCCCACCCCTACTGAGTTTTGTGGCCCTTTCATCGAGATGCTCGGTAGGGGTGGGCCTCAGGCCTTGACGATATTTGCACTAAGCGGGAACTGGAGGTTCATATGGTGAGGCGATTGGGAATTGTTATGCTTGCGTTACTGGTGTTCGTTATGATGTTGGCTTGCGAGTGGGGTACGCCAGGAGACCGTGCGCTGGACACCTGCGCAACCCCCAAGCCCCACTGGACGACCATCCGGCAAACACCGGAACCCGCATGGCAGCCGCCAGCGGACTATAACGAATATCAGGAGACGCGGGACGCGAACGCCCCATAGGAGACTGTCGATGGAGTGGACGGAAGAACAGTTGCAATTTCTGGATAAGTTGCGGGAATCTGGTGTCACCAATATGTTTATGGCTGCGCCTTACGTGCAGGGTGCGTTCGGGCTTACCAGAAAAGAGGCGCGGGAGTTGCTGGCCTACTGGATGGACACATATGCGGCCCGCCATGAGGAGGAATCGTGAAGGTACAGATTCCTTTCGGACAGTTGGAGGTGGGGGCAAAGTTTCAACGGTGGACGCTTGGCGGTAGCCGTCCTTGGTGGACCAAGGTGGAACAGTGGGACCCGCTGTACAGCCACACCAAAAAGAAACTCATATCTGTCAATTGCGAGAGTTGCGGTCCGCGTGGGCAGTATTCGGTAGCGGAACTGGACGATGATACCCTGGTTTGGGTCAAGGAAGAAGTGGATGGCTTATCAAGTCTGCCCGAATTGCCATAACCGATACTGCCCCGCAATCGGCAACGGCAAGTTTTTGTGTCCTTTGTGTAACAGCGTATTTCGTGCTACATCGTTCGAGTCTGGTGTCCGAGCGACATCCTTGGCCTTTCGTTTGATGGTCAAGAGAATCGTAGATGGGTAATGGTTACAGACAAGAACGGGGAGTCTCGGTCCAAGCTGTTTGAATCAAAGTGGCGAAAGGGGAAGTGATGGAACTCTTGATATTTGTGGCGATTTTGATTGGGGTATTGTCCTCCGTTGGATTTGCAAAGGACGTGAAAAAGCGGGTGAAAGAGTTTGATGAGAATAACCCAAAGAAACGGAGGCGGAGATGAACGAGCTGTTTGACGTTGGCCCGCCCGAACTAAAGACGGTGAGCCGCAAGGTCAATCCCTGCGTGCATCTTTATGGGCGTGGGCCAGAGAGAAAGACCTGTAAGACCTGCAAGCACTTGTATGCGCAGGGCGGGACAAGCAAGCGATACCTGAAGTGTGACTTGCGGCGTAGCACACGTGGCCCCGCAACCGACCACTATGCAGGCTGGGATGCTTGCGCTCGGTATGAGGAAGAATAATGTCCGCTGTATTGAAAGGGACGAATTCCGTCCCATCGCAGACATAGGGGGATACAATGAAAGAACCCAGCGACGTGATTGTTGATGTGCGGTTGCTCGATGCTTTGGACAACAAGCCCGGTATCAACGGGTGGCACAGGTGGAGTGCTATTCTGGTAGCAGATGTGATGGGCGTGGAAGCGGCAATCAATTGGGTGAAATTGCTACCAGACCTCACCGAAATCATGCAGTGCGGCCATCCACGTTCTGCGTTGCGATGGGACGTTGCAGTGTCTGGACTGTCAACACACTGGTGCTCGGAGTGCCAGATGGAGGCTGATAATGTACGAGACAACAGACCGCAGTGAGTGGACGTGCATGTTGTGTGGGCGCGTCGTGAAATCTGGAGAGCAGCATTTATGTCAAGGACGTGCTGCGTTCCCCGAAACATACCAGCCCAATTATCATGCCATCTTGGAGCGTATCGAGCAGGCTTTACTACGGATAGAGAAACTGCTGGAATCGCTATGACAGACGTAGAGTGGGCCATTGTGATTCTAGTGGTTGTCGCGGTGCTGATCCCGTTGGGCATAGGGTGTCTCTTGATTGTGGCCTGCATTGCGTCAGACCGACATTGGAAAAGAGAAGTGAGGGCTTGGCGCAAACTAAAAGAAGGACCCAATGATTCTGACATTGGCCCCCGGCTCGAATACAGTTCTGGCTTTGAGCGCCCAACGTCTATCGACGAATCGCTCGGCTAGATTCCAAGTTCACGTGCCAGAGCCTGCGCTTCTCGGAGCAATTCGACTAGCGTAGGCTCTTTCTTTTTGAGTGCCTTTACCACTGGTTTCTCACGGCCATATTTGTCCTCATAGGCGTACCCCACCCAACAATCGTCCGGCCACCCGCTTGCTCCCATGTCCTGGGACGCTAGAAGCCAAGGGCATATAGCGAACAATGGGGACGTCGTGTTGAACATGCCCACAGTATGCTTGGCAACCATTTTGGGCGTGGTCAATGGCCAACGCAGGTCACAGTCTGGCCCGCTACCGGCTCGGTCCCTGGGCGTCCATCCCCCCTCTGTCATAGCCATCGGTACAGAGTGGTCTAATGCTTCGTTTGCATAATAGTCCACTTTCTCCCAGCCTCTCCAACAAACATCATCGTCAAGTGCTGTGCGGTGCGGGTCAGCCTGCTCTCGGCGTGCCCTGTTTATAACCTCAAGGGGTACATCGTGCCAATTCGGGTCGTCGGCAAAGTCATCTAGTGCGGCTCGGTACTCGGCTTCTGTGAGCGGAGTCCCGTAGCTACTTACATCATCATAGGGGCAGTGGAGAGGCCGTCCCTTGGCGTAGAAATGCCCAAGATACACGCATTTTTCGACATGCCACAAATCATATGTCGATGCGATACGCATAAAGGGATTCTCGCTGTAACACGGTCCATCTGGAAACCCTGCATAGGCCCCCGTCGCGACGATGGCACGTGCCGCTTCCTCCCACCGCTTGGCGATAATGCCCCATGCTGTCTCATAGTCCGGGACCTCTCCGTTGCGCCACTCTCTGGAATCGAATGGTTCGTTGGCAAACTGGATGATGCACGGGGCATTGTACTTGGCATACAGGTTGACGAATTTCTCGGTCAAGTCGGCGTGGGTCCACGGTCCTGGGAATGTGTAGGCGAATCGCACGATGGGGATAATGCCAGCGTCGAGCAGCGCCTTTGCTGCCCCGCTGGTAAGGAAGGCATCACTATCACTAAGGACTGTGACCCACGACATGTTCATGTCTACCAAGAGCTTGATCCAGTAGTCGGCCCGTTTCATCCAGGCTGTATGCTGCCCAGACGGTTGTAGGTGAACTCCTCTGTTGGTGACAGGTCGGCCAGAAACAGATTCAGGGACTATCATCCCATCGCCTCCACCATTGCAAGCGCCGTGTCAATCTTGTCTCGGATGTCGTGTAGCAGGGCGCGCAGAGCTTCAAGGTTTGGGGAAGGCTCCGGCTCGGGTTCAGGCTCCGGCTCGGGTTCAGGGACCAGGTCCACCTTGCGAAAGGTCACGTCAAAGTGGTGGTGGTTTGTGCCCCCCAGCCACCCCACACCCTGCACGCTGTCGCTCTTGACACCGTTGACCGACGCTGTGACGGGGCCACGCCCATGTTGGTCTACAAAGTAATTCTCGCCGCCGCCCATAGGATGTTCTGTATTTCCATTCTCCTTTACGGGGTCCAGCGCCACCCCATCGGGCCACTCATACCGCAGGAAGCGGCCTATGTCGGGCTTGCCGTCTTTTTTCAGGATAGCGGCGATGAAGGTGCTGTACCCACTGGCGGCCCTCATCTCGACCAGCTTGTACTCCGCAGTGGGTGGGGTGGTGATGATAAAGTTCCCGAACTCTTCACGGAACCTACTCTCCGTGACTACACTGCCGTCATACCATTTGAATGTGATACCCATACTATTCCCTCCATTTCCATTGTCTGGCGGTGTCGGGCCCGGCCCTGTTCCACCGCCGATTCTGTCTGCCAGTTTCATTGCGACAGATTCTCCAAACTCGAATTGATTCCAGCCGCCGCCCGTTGTGAATACAGTAGCGGCGACTACATAATCATCTTGACATAACTGGGCATTGTACCAGGATAGCATATCGGCGTAGGCGTCTGCGTTGTTGTTGAGGATACCGCTCCAACCCCAGTGCCCGTGGTCGGGCCCACCTATCTCGTCTAGCCCACATTCGGTGATCCAGACAGGCGGGTGGGTGCGGTTGTGCTCTACGCACCAGTCGTGAAAGTCACGGTAGTGCAGAATGTCCGGGTCGTCCCTCATGTCCTTTTTGGCATACTCGTGGAATGATAGGCCGTCTGCACCCTGGCAGGCATCGGCAATCGCCTGGTACTGGTAGGGACGGGGCCAGTACGTGTTGATAGCCCCGACGCATATCTTGCGCCCACGCGAGTGCATGAGTGAGATGAGCCGCTGGTTAAACTCTGGGAACTTTGCCAGAATGTCCGCTTGCCAGATGGGGGCTTCGTTGTACAACTCCCAGATGGAGACGTGCGGGTTCTTTTCGACTTCGGGCCACACAATCTGGAATAGGTCGTCTGCGCCTGCTGCTCCACGCCGAATCAAGCTGGCCAGCGGTTCTGGCTCCTTGGTGGCATCGTTGTAGATGCGGCCAATTGTCTCAATTCCCGGCCACTTGGGATACCAGTTCAGTCCCTTTACAGTCTTGGCTCCTGAACGGGCCAGGTAGGTTTGCGCCCATGCGGGGGCTGGACCGATTAGGTGTAGTGTGACCTTCATAATACCTCCTAGATGTGCTGGGTGGTGGGGCCATAGATTTCAGCCCCCGGTTGGTAGGCTATCTCAATCACGTGCTGTTGCGTCCTTATGGCTCCCCAATAATGACAAGCGACCTCGACGATGCGTTGGTACACCGATGCGGTTGGGTGTATCTGGTGCGCAACCTCTACGATGTGCTGTTCGACAAAGACCTGTTCTATTGGGGCATACGCAACTTCTAGGCAACGTGCATAGACAAGTACCCCTTTTGTGGTGGATAGCCCATCTTCTAAGACGAGTGCGGAACCGTCCTCTTTCAGTAGAATATCAACATCTTCTTTTAAGAGACGGTCAGCCATGATCGGCCACTATTCTTCTTTCCAGCTAAGCAACGTCATGCCAGCCGGGAATGTAGCGTTCCTGGAGCACGCAAAGAACAACACTTCATCCGCTGTCATAAAATCTGTGCGCCCAACAGAATGGAGGGTAATGAAATTGTGACCATCCCATCCATATTCTACTTTTCTGTTGGTGCCATCGTCAACAAGACGTAAAAAAACTGTGCCAGAAATTACAAAGTCGTGTTGAGTGTACACAGCGGTATCTGTGTGTTCGTCAGCACACTTCATTGCCACAACTTCACTATCAAGTGTTCGTGACGTATTACTCCTTATGAGAGCTAGAACCAATTTCCCATCGCTGCTCTGTCTCCACCCAATACCAAACCCGCCGTAATTCTGGCTAACAGCTATTGCGCCTATCATCATGGCTGTGATAGTGTATGGGGTAGACGGTGCTGCCTTTTTTAGCATACGATACTCTGTCGCTGCATTTTCCGGTGACGATATGTGTATGCCGCCATAGGTTGTTACTGCCGTTCCAACGCCATCCTGATTCACCCATGTAAAATCGCCCAACACCGGAGGGGTACATGGGAATATCGGCCCCCAACTGACCCAGGCAGAGCCACTATCTCTGTCAATAGTGTAACCATCACTTGGTAGATGCAAGTAGCCCGGCGTTGCTGAAGCCGGTCTTGTGGCTTGCGTGGCCGTCTGCACAATAGTGCCAGCGAGTCCCTTTGCCGCATTAGCAAACGTTGTCTTGCGCGACGCCGGGGTGACACCAGGATCGTCTACCATATACAACAAATCTGACGATATTGGGCTTGTTTCTTCTGTTAGTGCAGTTACTTTCTGATCAGCCATTATACCCTCTCCTGTCCTATTTCCAGGGCATTTATAGCAGCGGCTTCCCATGCACTTGCTGTATTTGGGTCTGCCGCCAGCATCCTGTGGTAGTAGGTCGGTGTGGTCGTTAGAGATTCAGCGTCCCCATTACTTGTGGTTGACCCACTTGTGATGACAGACTCGACCTTTGTCCCGGGTGTATCGGTGCTTGCCCTCATCCAATCGTTTATGAACAAAATATCATAATCTGTACCTGGTGGCGTCCAGTCGCTTAGCTCGTACATGTCAATGTTGCCAATGGTCAAGGAACTCACATAGTCGGCGTCGCTTGGTGGCACTTCATCGACCAGTGCATAGTTATCAGTGCCGGTGCTTGGGGTCCAATCTATTTGTGCTGTGTCCGAACTGGGGACAAGTGCAGCATTGAACCGAACATCCCCCGCCCATCCCCCTGTCCCAAATACCATATCGTCAAGGTAGCTGTCGGCATAGTAATTGACGCCAGTCACATACTGGTAAGCACGCACATGCGTAATAGCCGTGGTTGCCCCTGGCTTGGTGTCGCCGGAATACGACACGTCCCCTACGGTGTCGATGCGTGTTTCGATTGTGCCGGTGTCCGAGATAATCACATGCAACTCTACAAGATGCCACGTGAGCTTGGTGTGTGCTATAGAACCATCGGCAACTTTCGACCCATTTACATAAGCATCCCAGTATGTACCATCGTGCCGTATGCCTACATAGTGTCCACTATCGACATAGAACTCAATGTAGAGTGGGAAGTCTCCGTCTGGATAAACCCAAGCACTAAAGTATAACTCTGCCGGTGTCGAATCAACAGGCCACCGCGCCCAGCCATAGGTGGATGGATAGTTAGAATCCAGATGTAGGCCATAGGCCCCGGAGTGTACTGCATCTACAATAACATAGGCTTGGTTCTTGTCAACGGCTGGGATTTGTTCCGAGCTTCCAGTCTCAAACCCAGTCCCATAAAGCGGTACAAATGCCATAGCTAAACTCCTGAAAGGTATTGCTTGCACCTTACATGGACTGTAAGGTCTATGCCTGCAACACTGCTACCGATTTGGTCCCTATCCATTGTCAAGTAATCGTTCTTGACCAATGCGGTGACATTTGGCGTGCCAGACGTTCCTACATTGGCCCCGTCTGCGATTGTGGGCCTGTTGGCCTGGTTGGTGAAGATCGTCGTCCCGTTCTTGTTTATGTCAACAATTAGGGCTTGTCCGGTAGGGGCCTGGTCGCACGCCGCCAAGACTTCGGCTATCGTCATATCACCAGGCACATAGAGCCTCATGGTTCCTGTTCCTGTAGAGACGGCTCCACTTACTGAAAAGGCGAATGTGTGCCAGGTGTACGCCTGTGCCATTGCATCGGCGCGGTTGTCTAAAACTTCTTCAATAGCGTCTCGGACATTATCTGAAACCAAACTGCCAGACGTTGATGTGAATGGGATATTCTCCGCAGACAGTTCTCCGACTTCAGAGTAGGCTTCCTCAATGGCATCCCTGACCGTTTCGGAAGTCATGGGGGAGGCATATGCGTAGAATGGGATGTGTTGTGCATCTATACAGCCCGACGTGCCAGCATCCCCAGTGGACCAGAGCATGTGCCGTTCTACAATGGCGTCGTCGCCTATGGCGTACCCACCACGTATCCTGTTCAGGTTTTGGACAAGTGACGGCAAGGAGCCGCCCGTAGATGTAGACCCGGCGCTGGTAGCCTCTGTGGTATCGTAGCAAATCCACCGTTGGGATAGTTGGCCGATGATACCTCCGGGGGGTATCCCAGACCCGCCACCGGGCCCGGATCCACCACCAAGCTCTAGCCTTTGCGGCCTGTTGAGCTTGTGGTCTACGTAGGCCATGACCTGCTTGAGATAGTCCCGCGTTAATGTCATACGTACCTCGGCGCTACCGTGACCAGTCCGTGCGCCCCATAATAGGGCACTCCAAAGCCGCCACTCCGAATGTGCATGTCCTGGGTCTGAGTCCACAAGTCGCCGGTGACATCAGTCCAGGTATCGCCCCTGTCCCATGACGAATAGAGGAGGGCTGTATCATCTGCTGAGGCAGCACCAGTGGCGTCACGAGTCGGGTCGCGCCCCACATAGACTTTGTTGGACGAATAGGGGAACCCCGAGAAACAGGCCGTCCTGAATGGAACGGATGCCTTTTCCGTCCAGGAGTCGCACTCGTCATCTGAAATGGCAAACCGACTGGGCTTGCCCGCATTGAAGCAGTAGACCTTGTTTCGGTTTGGGGTGTACGTGCCCAGTGCGCCCTGCAGAAAGTGACAATCGGTGCCGCCCCAGGGCATGTTGCCAATCTTGCCTTTTATGCTGTGCCAAGGGTAAGAGCCAGTGTTGAAGACAATATCTCCCTCCCAAACACCGGGAATGGCATAGTACACAGACGGCATTTGCCGTGTCCTGTATAAATCGGGATTGGCACTGTCTTGTAAGGGCCAGGAGAAATAGGGCTTATATTGTTGGTCATAAGGAATATGAATAGATGGATGTTTATACCAGTTTGCTGCTGGGTTGTATTCAAAACTTGACAGATAATAAGGTTCTTTAATTCTCCACCAATTAGGATTAGGCATTGGGTTTAACGAATGAATTGGTGTGACTATGATTTCATCTGCGGGAAAATACTCACCAGTGTGTTCATGGTAATATGGTTCTGTCCACATGACTCCAGACCAAATGGCAGGACCGGCTCCACTTATCACTGTGCCTGACTGTAGCATATTTTTCGTACCCGTCATAAAACATCCGTGATCGTTTCTGTGCCATGCAGCCAGTCCTCCCTTGCCCGCCTCGCAATATCTAGAAAGATGATGCCAAGAGGACATGCCCACACTTTCTTGTTGCTCATAATCTGGGTCCCCAAAAATGGCGCTACTCATAGGATAAAGGTGTGACAGCATTGGTACATCAGCTACATAGACCGCCTCGTTGTATGTTCGCCTCCCAAAAATCGTGCGAAAGTGATCGTTGGTACCCATAATATATTTGTCCCATTGCCCAAACTCATCACCCTCGTGTCCCACGACGATATAATATCTTCCCCTCCTAGCAATTGTGGAGCGCAATTTTAACACATAATATGAACGATTAGTTTCGGGATAGGGATTGATATTTTTGTAGGGCAACACTGGTACCCAATTCTCATATCCTGGTTCCAAACTTTGTGTCTCATAAATCGCATATTTCGTTTGAAGAAAAGCTCTCGTGTTGCATTCAAACGGATCGCGGATGAACCAGTCGCATGATAGCCCGCCATCAGCGGGTATGCCGTAGTCAGGGTACGCCGTCCTCAGTCCTGTATTCAACGGTTCCCAATGGGGTGTACCCTCCCAAATGTCTTTGCACCGCCACACCCCATGACTGTAGGTGGCGACAATCACGTCTCTCCCGTCTACCGGCGACCCGCCGCCGGCCCCCACAAGGGGACACCGTTCACCCAGTTTGACGTGCATCCTCCGCTCGCCGCTTACTCCATCCCATGTGGATGTAACGCTAGTTACCATGTCCTCGCCGCTATCATCCTTGCCATTGTCGAAACTGGCTACGTCCCCAATCTCAATACCTGGGTACACATCGTCCAGTTCGCACCGCTTAATATCGTATGTTGGGCCACCGGCGGCAATCAGTTGGTGCGCCAGGTCCGCTGCTTCAACTGGCGTCTTGACGTACATGCTGGACACAACCATCGTCCGTACATCGTTACTATCTATCTCCCACCCAAAGGTCTGTTGCGCCTTGGCGTATCCCGTGGCAGCGTAGACAATGGCGGCGTTTCTCGGCGGCTCGCTGTCCAAGCTGCGGTCCATCGATACCAGATTGTCGCCTGCGGCTATGGTTTCCGTGGCGCTCCCGCTTTGCATACGCCTGCCCACAAGAACAGTACCGTCAGTGCCGCACCAAATGTCCCATCTTGCATACAGTAGCAGCTCGGAGATGATTTCCCATGCTGGCATACGCCCAAGCGTCATACCCTCCAGTGGTATCGGGTCATAGTCCTCAAGAAAGGAAATGGTGCAACCGGCCTCTTGCGCAAATTTGGCAATCCAGTGCTTGACCCCTTCCCCCATCGCAGTATATTCTTCTACGACAAAGTATTCACGGAGCCTCTTAATGTCGTCGCCGCCTCGCACCACCATAGAGCCATCAGGCCGGTTGCCCTCAATTTGCGACGTGCTGCCTGTAAACAGAAGGGTTGCGCCCTCATAGATTGCGACCGTCTCCCACGTGGACACGACAAACATGCTATCGAACATAGCCTCAAAGTGTTTTCCTGGGTCGCAATATTCCTCTCTGAGTTCCAAGCGAACCAGGTTGGATGTGCGGTCTGTACCGTTGATGATGATAGATGCGCTCACGATGTCTGCCTCTGGGTCAATGTCATGGAAGTCATATAAGAGTCCGATAGCCTATGCTTGCAGCTATACACAAACCAATCGGCGCTGATGCCTGTTTTCGCCTCTGTGAACGTCACAACCTTTCGGGCGTTTACGCCCGGTGTACCCAACACTGTCACGGTGGCACTCTTTTCTAGCCTGTTCATAAGGTCTAGGTTGTAGTCGGCAATCTCCTGGGCCATTGACGTGTTGTCTACCAGGTCCGGCGCGGATAGAACCTCGGCCTTATAAAAGCCTGCGGGTAAGAACGGACTGGATGCCTGCGCAGACGCATACACCCCTTCCTTGCCATAGACCACCACCTTATTCCGTATCTTGTCACTCGAAATAGCGTAAGGCTCTATAGTCAGGATGTCCCCAGAGTCCCCGACTGTAAACGAATGAACCGATACATCTCCTGCTACATTGTAGGGCTTACGGTCCAGAAACCTGATGGTCCCCATATCATCGTAGCAGTGCCATGCGATGAGCCAGCACACGCGGTTGATGATGTCCCACGCAGACGTAAGCTGTATCTCTAACGGTTCCTCTGGGGCGAATGTGAACCCTGGGCTGTCCAGAGAGTGGGTGGATACGCCCGACAACTCAAGCATCGTGGCGACCAGGCTCTCTGCGGTGATGTTCGAGTATTTCAGAGGGGCCTGCGGGTCTTCGGACGCGATGAACATCGCCATCGTCCTCCACAAGTTATCGCGGCAGCGGAGGGTATAGGACAGTTCCCCAGCGTTCCGTGTCGTGATTTTTTCCAGCACGTACCCCTTGAACACAACCGCATGGTCGTCGGTGTAGCCGATGTCTATCTCCACGGCGTCGCCCAGGGACAGGCTTGTCGCCCCGCACTTGACAACCGCATTGGCTGTCGGCTGGGAATAGTCCTGATCGACATCCACGGTAACGATGCTGCTCGTGCCCGTGACAGCCGCGTACAGCTTTCTCATGCTTCCGCCAATTCCACGGTCACTCTGTACACAGCATAGCTGTATTGGAGGGCCTGCTGTCGTTTGTGTTGCACGTCCATAACGATGTAGCTGCCTTCGTTACCGATGTCGCTCGTCAAGGTACGGGCTGTCTTCGCTTCGGCATACCCCTCAAGGGTGCTTAGCTTGTTGCTGTCTATGTCGTAGAGCGTGCCGGCGATTCTTCGGGTCTTGCCCATAGAGCCGGAAAAGTGCTTGGTGCTGTTGTTTGCATCCAGCACGTGCAGCTCACCGACAACGGGCTTTTGCCCACCGCTGTACTCATCGACGAATATAGTTATCGCACCGATACTCCATTTAGGTGTAGGTATTGTCACGATGCTACCTCACGATTAGATGGGGGTCTCATAGACCCCGTGACCCAGCGCCCATTCCCTGGTCAAGACCTCATTTACGGTTGTAGTTGCCGTGCGGCCAGTAGCCTCAACCGTCACGTTCACGACCGGCGGGGCCTGCGGTATGCCCGTGTTTCGCGCAATCGTCATCAGCAAGAGCAACTGGGCAGAGGACGTAACCCGCATGGTTGTCATAATGCCCGTTAGCGTGCTCATAGATGTGGGCATACCCGTCGCCAGCGTCCCCATCTGCACCCCCTGCGAAAGCTGGTTCTGTGGGAGTGACACGCTCAACGGTTGGGGGATGACGGATTCTGTGTCGTGAATCGTTCCCTCATACGTGGGTTTGCCACTGTCTCTTTGGAATAGCTGGGAGAACTTTTCGACGATGCCGCTAATACGACCAATAACGCCACCAAGCCAGTTAGTTTCTGGACCACCCGGCATTTGCGGAGCTGCCTTTTCAGTCGTGCCTTCTGGTCGTTCCCTACCAAAAATCGGTGCGTAGAACAGATTGTCCAAGTTCCGTTGGAACTGAAGCATAAAGTTGTCGATAATCCACTGCGGCAAGGAATAGGTGACAGCCTCGCCCGTTGCCGTTCCTTGCGGGGCAGTAACCGGCCCCTCTTTATACATTCCCTCAAGGCGGAATCGTTTCAGTGCATCCATCAAGGGTTGGACCCAAGGTGGCTCTAGCTCTTGCTCTGCCGAGTAGGGCCAACCTATCTCCGGGATGTACGTGGATTCTGTCAGGCCCAGCCGCTCTGCGTTCAGGCGCACCGATTCCTTAAAGGCATTGACGGCATCCCGATACGTTTGGGTTGCACTGGCATACGCCTCCGCCGACCTGTCAAACGTTGTGGAGTCCAGCGTGACGGTTTGCCCGGTTTCTTCCTTTCCCTGCTTGTCGCGCCAGTTGCCGTAAAATGTGCTTTCAATGGGCACCCACATCCTCATGCCTTCGGGCACATTCCAAATGCCCTCAAGAGGACGGGTGTTTTCCTCAATCTTGCTTAGGTAGAATAAAAGGTCGCGGCCCTCCATCAGCCGAATCTCGCCACCAGGTAGCCTGTAGAATTGGAGGTTGAGGGCCATCTTGTCCGTAAAGTTCTTGAGTGCGACGGCAATCGCATCTTCCCCAAGCCCCCGCTCGCGCAACCCCTGGGCAAACGCGGCAATCATCCGGTCGGTATCGGCGCGTGACTGGGCTATAGCCTTGTTCACTTCGGCCATTGTGTAGGGGTTCTCTTTGGAACCCGTAAGGTCTACGATGCTGGGTGATGGAGTCCAGCCTCCAAACAGTTTGGATGTCAATATATCAGTAGCGTCCGACACGTCATTAACAAAGTCTTTGCCTGCCTCGCCGGTATCGTCCTTGAACGTCTCGCCCGCCTTCCTTGCTTCATCTTTAAAGCCACCTTGCTCCCATCCCGTGTCGTGCCACCCTTCGGCCTTGATGGGGGCATTGAGGTATTTTTCGGCCCAGTCCATAAATTCTTCTGTGGGTGCCGCATACTTTCTATAACCCTCAGCAGGCTCGTACCACTTTTTGCTTGCGGCAAGTTCCTCCGCCTCTTTAGTCTCGTAATGGCTGAAGGCTTTAGCGCCGGTACTACCCTCATATAAATCTGCAAGAGCCTGTTTGTCAATGCCGAGTGACTCTGCTTGCCTAAACAGCAACGCTTGCCTGGTGGAATCTTCAAGCCCTTCGGCTATTTTGCCTATCGCCTTGCTATAGGTGCCGATAATCCCCTCGCCCTCTGCCATCACCTGTATCCACTCGACCCATGCGGCCTTGGCGGCGTCTATACGTGTCCTGTGGGTGTTAAGAACGTTGTCGGACATATCGCCAAAGCTCCGCATCTTGGTTTCCGCACCACGGATGCCTTCTCCCCAGTTATCAAGCAAGACCTTCATGTCCTGCCACGCCTGCCCCTGCTTGCTCCCGGCAATCGCAACGGCAAGGGCAACCTTCTCCTGCTCTGTGCCCAAGGCGCGGTACTTTGCGGCAATTTCGTCCAAGACCTCAAGGCCCGGGCGCGGGGTTAGCGTCTCTGGGGAAATAACGCCAATCCCATAATCTCGTGCCAAAACCTCCGGGGTTTCTCCTTGCGTCAGCCTGGAGACAGTGCGTCCCAAAAGCCCTGACACTGTGGAGGGAGTCTGGCCCGGGAGGTAGCTCATGGCCCTTGCAATCATCAGCATATATTCTTCAAAGGACATCCCAAACTGCATGGCAAGAGCAGGCCCCTCCCGCATCATGTCCATGAAACCCTTCATGTCGCCTGGGGCCGTAGCGTACATGGTTACAAGCGTGTCCAGAACCCTGCTGGTTTCCGAAAGCTCAATGTTCCAAATGCGCTCGATGGAAAGCAGGTAATCCGTAGCCTCTGCCATGTCCATCTGGGCGACCATAGCCAATCGGGCGGCGTCTTCGACAATAGCCATCTCATCAACGCCGTATTGCGCCGCCACAATACCAGCCTGTGCGGTGGAAGTGGGTTCAATGCCATACTGGGTGGCCTGCGCCGCTGCACGTAGCTGGCTCTCAAATATCTGCTGTGTCGAATCGTCGATGATAAAGGCGGCCCGGGCGGCGGCTTGCTCCATGTCGCTGAAGTTCTTGACATAAGCATCCTTCAATTGGTTAATAGCATTAAGCCCCTGCCAGATGAGGATGCCTTGGGCAATCCAGGCCAGGTGGCGCATAAACCGGCTGCTTCCCAGCTTGTCGCTATCTGCCTTATCGGTAAAGTCGTCTACGTGTTTCTCGACCTCCTGTATGCCATTCGAGTATGTCTTGACATCGGTGTAGGAGTCCTTGAGTACCTTGTCGAATTCGTCGATCTCTTTTATGCCCGTGCGGAAGGTGCGGAAGGTTTTGCCCGTAACCTTGTCGAGATCGTCGAACATCTTGGTGTAGCGCAAGGTGCTGCCCGTCAGCTTGTCGCCCTCAAAGAAGCTGGTCAGGTAGTCACTACCCAACACCTTGGTGTAGTCTTCCATATTCTGCGAGACAGCCTGCGTCCCATCTTCCCAGTTCGTGACATCAGTGGTGAACTTGCTTAGCGTGTAGCCGAACTTGTCGTACTCGGCCCTTGTGGCCCTTGCGGTGACGCCTGCTCTGCCGGTTGCGGTGTCCAGCACTTCAAACGATTCGGCAAAGCGGAGCACTGAGCTTTGCAAATTGCCGAACTGGGCATACTCGGTACTCACCGGACCGGCGGTATCGCCCACCGAACTGCCCATAGACCCGGACGCGCTGATTGTCGGGACGTACACGGCGTGCTGCAACCGCTGAAACTCTTGCTGTAGATTCGACGGCAGCTTAATCATCAACAACCAGCGGTTAATGTCGTTCACCATGTCGGGGATAATGGAGTGCCCGACCACTTCCATCTTGAGCCGTTCAAATTCCTTGAGGGTGAGGTTGACCGCAGTCCGAGCTGCCTCGGGGATGTTCATTAGAGCATCTTTGGACAGTTCGGCTAACTGCTCAAACTCTTTCCCGCTGCCAGCCAGTTCGGCAAAGACATCTTCTTGTGTGGAGAAGCGGCCCGTTTGACTTCTCCAGCCGCCCTTCTCGCTACCGCTTCTAATCCGTGGGTCCCATCCACCCTGCTCGCCACGGATGTACATGGGGGTAAACGGTTCCTCGAAAAGTTTCTTCTTTGCTTCTTCAGCGGCGGCTAGCTGGTCCATGAGATGCTTATACACATCCATGTCACCAAAATTGCCACCCAATGGGACTGGGATTGGGGGAGGGGCATCGCCACCCTTCCCGTATAGCCCCTGTAGTGCAGTCGCCAGCATCCCTGCTGTGGTTATGGCTGATTCAAGCGGGGTGATGATTGATGCGTGGACCTCATCGGCTATGGAGGGAATGGTGAAACCGGAAAGAGATTCCCTGAGACCGGCTACAATCCCGGATGTTTCCCTAACCTTTGCGTCTACTTCGCCCAGCTTCAGTATCAGGGAATCTAGGGATTCAACCCCAACTGTCTCGACCTGTATGGTGAATAGGCTTTCAAACGATTCGCTCACTTATGTTCCCTTTCCCGTTCCCTATCCTTGCGCCACGCCTCCAATTCATCCTTGTCGAACCATATATCCTTGGGCGGCGGGTGGTTCTCTGCATCCCGTAAGGACCAGTCCTCAAGAATGTTCTTGCACACCTGGTGGTACGTATGCAGCAGCGCCCAGTGCCAGGGCGTGTTTCGAGCATCCCACCCTTCCCGCACCGGGTGTCCCCCCTCAAAGATGCTCCAAAACACACCCCTTAGCGTTTTTTTTGAAGCGTCCAGGGGTCCGTAGAATCAAGCTGTGCATACAGGCTCAAGACTTCGTTGTAGATGCGCTCGCTTAACCCGCCCTTGCCATGATTCCGTACTTCATCCAGAGTCCAGAACGGAGCACCCTTGGAGTCTCCCCGTCTTGAGGCCAGATAGACGGTCTGCACCTGAAACTCGTTCTGCCTTGCCGTGTCCGCTGATGCGCTGATAATGGCGTTGGTGGCCATCGTGCGCAACTCGCCCTCCGTCTTGAGGCTTAGGTTCTCGCGGAACTTGAGCATATGTTCCTCAACCGCTTTGCGCCTCTTTTCGCGGACCATCGCCTCATGCTCATCTTCCTGCCGCATGATAGCAATCTTTTCTTCTGTGGTGGCATCATCAGGATACGGGAAGAACCGCAAGGGATAATCCCGTGCCACTCGGACACTGTAGCGCGTTGCATCTACCGCTGTGATAAGGGATATGAGCACGTCCACAGTAGCGTCATCGAGAGGGGCGAGCACACGCTTGTACTCGTCCCCCTCTTTGTCGCTAAGTTTCTTGTCTTCCCGCTCATAGGCCCGCAGGGCCGAGTCTTCCCGTTCCTGCACCTCTGGCTCCGTCAGGACCCGCACTACGACTTCCTTGCCGTCCGGCAAGGTCATCACCGCCTCCACATTGAATAAATCGTCCAGTTGAAAATCAACAGTCATCCTGTCCTCCGTTGTTAGAGCATATCACCGACGTAGCAGATCATCCCAGAGGTATCGGTCGTTTCCTCTTTCGTCACTTCAAGGGACACGCGAGCCGTAGCAAGGCCACGGACCTGCGCCCGGACCGGGGTCGTGCCGCTGGGCTTCAGGTTCTCCAAGTGGATAGCCCCAAGCACCGAACTGGCTTCTGCCTCGCCCGGGTCGTAGATGCGAATCAGGGCATCCTTGGCGGCAGGGACCATCAGGTTGATGTAGGTTCCGGTGTCGTTGAAGAACCGGTCCAAGGGCTGGTCGTCACCAGGCTGGATGTCCAGCGACATGGTAACGTCCGGCACATCGGCCAGGCTGCCCACTTTGTCACGGCGACCGATTTCCTTGACGGAGAAGTTCTGGAAACGGGCACTCACGTCGAACCCTTGCAGCCGGTACACACGGTCCGATGCGGCGGGGGTGCAGCCAGACGTGAAGATGAACAGACGCGCATCTTTGGCGTTGATGGACCCATCGCTGGCATCGTCGAGTACTCCACGGCTGGTGTGGGTAAGAGAGCCCTGCCGGTAGATGCGACCATTCACAGCCTCGCGGGTCCATCGGCAAGTGATGGGGCCACCCACCCGCCACGTCATCGCCATTTCGCTGATTGCGCTCTTGTCGAAAACGTACTCGTGGGTGAATGTTCCATCCTTGTCGGATGCGGCCATGTAGATAATCACGTCATCATTGTCCAGCAGGTCGCCCAGATTGAAGGACGTATCGGACGCTACGACCTTTCCGGCCTGGTACAATCCCTGTTCCCACTTGACCCAGTTCTCCTCCCAGGTGACGCGCACATCGGGCACGTCCTCACTTGAGCCTGTCGGTCCCTTACGACCCAATTCGTAAGACTTTTCCAGGCCGATGGTTGTGGTAGGCTCGAAGCTCTGGACACGGTCGCAGTAGATTTCCGCTTCCCCGCTGCCCTGATTGTCAAGCCACACATAGTATTGGTGACCAAGTTTTCCATAATCCGTTGGTTCTGTTGGCATTTTCAGCCTCCTACTTTAGTTTGAACTGAACGACACAATTGACGATATTTTCGTTCGAGACGCTGGCCTCATCTCTCACAAACTCGGGAACTCTTGAAATGGCCCAGACCCCAACGGGAACCTGGACCTCTCCAATATCGAGCACGGGTGTACCGCTGGTGCCATAATCGCGCACCGTGACTTTGTTTCCGGACCCGGATGTAACCAAATAGTCCTGAAGGTAAGAGGCGAGATCGTCCCGCTCTCCACGGTTCCGGCCATAGACGTGCGCATTAAGTTCAGCCTGCCTTGACGTTCTGCCCAACTCTGTCACGCTGCTGACAATCGGGCTTATCTCCAACACAATGAGGGGCAGGTCCAAAACTGTGGGCTGGATGTTGCTATCGACTAGGAAAAGGTAGGGCCGCTCCGGGGTAAAAGAAGGGTTGACTTGGGGAAGATTGTTCTCGCCATAGACGTTAAATGCGCTCAAGCCCCCAATGCCGGGGGTTTCAAACGCCGTCTTGACGTGCTCTTTTATCGAGACACGAATGTTTCGGTTGTGCTGCATCCGGGTTCTGCCCTTCCGCTAATCTGCCAGAAGTGGGGCGGCCACTATTTACCTGACAGGATTGCGCGTAAATTGTAATCCAGTATCTTCTGTCCTTTGTCTCTAAGTGCGAGCCATGACTCCAAAGCAAACCACTGGCCGGTGATGGAAGCCGAATCTTTCCCACGCTCTTGCGCCCAAAAATAGGGAGCCTTGCCAGCACCCACGCCGCTTTCGCCCCCATACTTTCCAGCAAGTCGCTCTCTTTGCAGTATTCGTTTCAGGCCCGGGGGAAGATTCCACCAGGCTTTTTCCGGTCCACCACCCTGTGCCATTTATCATACACCATTTTGCCAAGAATGTCTAGTACCCCAATGCTGTCGCGAGTCTGTCCTCACGTCGCTCCAATTTCCGCTTCCGCTCAAGAAGCTCGCGGCGTCGCGCCTGATAGGAATCCAACCGTTTCCGGGTAATGTCCATCCTCTGCTGCCGCTTTACCTTTCTCTGGTTGTACGCATCCACCCGCTCTTGCCATGTCTTCTCTGCCTCCCCCTTCCTTTGCTTGGGAGGGTTTAGCCTGACCTCTGTATCCCAAAGAATCTTGTACTGCTTCTCTACATTGTCGATTCTGTCATTGACATAATTCAATGACTGGTTTATGTCGGCAATCTCGTTGGCGATTTTTTCGATCTTGCGCTCGGCCTTGCGACGCTTTTCGGCTCGCCGCCTTTCTAACTTGGCCTTATGCCTTGCTTCCCGCGCTGCTCTCTTGGCTGCTTCCTCAGCCTTTATTTCCTCAAGCCGCCTCTTGTCCCACTCCTGTTGCTTCTTGGCAAGCTCGGCCTCATAAGGGCCTCGGTGGTCATTCAGGAAATCTCGGATGGTATTGCGGGGTGCATTGGTCCCAGAACTGCCCAGCTTCTTCAGGTTGCCAACACCGACTACCCACACCCCACTTCTGACTTTCTTGGGCCTTGTCTTTTGGGTAATCGCTTTTAAAAGGGTCCCGGTATTCAGCGGATTCTTGTCGGGACCGGGCGTGTTTGCCCTAAGCTCCGACACCAAGAAATTTGCTGCGTTGTCTGATATTTGCTCACCGCAGTTCAGCAGAAGGCGCTTCTTTTTCCTTATCTCCGCTATCAAGTTTCTTGACGTACCGCCGGATGCCATTTAACTCCTTCAATACCATCGTCTTCACGTCGCCACGATTGTCAAGACAGTTTAGAATCTTGGCGATTGCACAATCTACGGTCTTGTCAATATCCTGTAGCTCTGGCATCTACCTTGGTCCTTTTCCATTCTGTCCGCCATTCATCTGCATGCCCGACCCCTGTCGGCTGGATAGAGAATGGGCGGTAGGTATCTCCATCTATGTAGGCATAACCATACCGCGACGCCCTTGCTTCCAAGATAGAGTCTTTCACGTCCCCGCTTGTGTACGTAACCAAGTCCCCCACTTCAATTCCCGGGGGAATCCCAGCAGCAGAGAGCTTGACGAAATCATAATGCTGCAACCGCCCCAGTACCTCTAAGGTAGCCCAGGTAAAGGTCTTGCCGATTCCATCGCACTCCGGGCACGATGGGTCCAGGGCGGATTGCGTGAACTCGTCAAAGCCACACGTCCCACACTCGGTTTCTGTAACCGGGTAGGCGATGTGGAATGACCGATAGTTGTTGCGCACGCCCGCTAGCGTGCGTTCAACCTCATGCCTATCTGCCGGTCCCAGCATACGTGTTCCTGTAGTCTTGGTCCCGAGAATCCGTCTGCCACTCGTAGTCGGTGAAGTAGTCCTTGGTCCCAGGCTGCTTCAAGGCAACGCCCAGTCCTGCACCGGTGGCAAAGTATCCCACTTGGGCGCTACGCAACGCACGCTGGACATCCCCGTCCGCTTTCTTTAGGGCAAGGTCCAGGTTCTTGGGCACCTCTCGCTTGTCAACGGTAATGCCACGGTCCTCTCTATACATAAAGTCCCGCTCTGCGGCCTGGTCCATCTTTTCAGCAAGATACCGATACCGCGCACAAGCCATCAGGAATGCCCGTTCCACCGATGATGTAGAGAACGTGTCGCTGCCGCACGTTGGGTCGTTGCCGCTACTATCGACAACATTGACCTCTGTGGCATCCTCTGGGTACAGCACGGCACTCCCATCCGAATCTACCAACTTGAACCGTCTGGGCCACCGGCTCTCCATCTCGTCAAAGGCGTTGACCAAAACGTCTACCACTTCATCATCGGTCATATTTGACCATTTGTATGTCATGGTAGGTTGGACAGCAGGTGCATTGTCGAACACCACCGTCCCACTGTCACGGTCCAATGTGTACAGGTCCGCCGACAAAGAGCCGGACGTGTACACCACCGGCGTCGGGTCGCTTGAGATTGGATAGTACCTGGCCCGAAAGACGGCGTTGGACCCAACGCTGCCCTCAAGAGGGTCACGCACTTGGGTTTTTAGCCGGTCTACATTACGCCGGAAATCCTTAATCCCGCGAACCTTCAGATCGTAGCTCATCGCCTACTTTCAAGCTCTGCGATACGGGCGTCAAGCCATGCCAACAAAGCGTCACGCTTGCGCCACTTCTGTTCCAACGAACGCACTTCCCGCAACCAAGGCAGGTGGTCGTTCAACAAATCCCAATGGGCCGTGATGGATGTTGGGCCAAAACGCCGCACGCTATCTGCCGACGGTTCCAAGTCGATGAACGATGCGTACTCGTCGGGAATGGGGTCCATCGCGCAGATATAGTACGCATGAAGGGCCATCGGACGCGGCATTTCTAGCCGCGTAAACGCCTCAACAATCGTCTCGATATTGAACTTGTTGGAGGGCAACGTGTCTGTCCACTCGACCTGAATGTACCCATCTGGATTATCTTCCGTGCGAATGTGCCGTACAAACGACGGTGAGTCCAGCCATACAGGGTCGATGATTGCCTCTTCAAAGGAACCAAGGCTCAGGTGCTCGTCGTCCTTTGCGTCCCTATCGGGGTGCGGAAAGTGACGGTTATTCACTGTCAAGTTCCGGACGACGAGCCACCTGCCCTTTTTTTCTGTTACGTTTGTCATCTCGAATCTCCCTTCGTTATACTAGCTCGTGATCGTGAGCGACCGCAGGTTGTACCCATTCCCCACGTACCAGGCGTGATCCATGTCGTAAACGGCGTGCAGGTCCAGTTTCTTGCGGATGTCTACGTCCGATGCAGTCTTGAACGAACCCCGTTGCTGGTTGTAGCCAGTGTTCACCGCAGGTCCACTGAAGTACAGCACAGTGGTTGAAGCATGGGGGTTGGCGATAAAGCTGCACCCGCCGTAGCTGCCCAGGTACAAGTTCTGGACCAACTGGTCTTGCGCCCCATCGGGAGCCTGTTGCCCAGTCGGGAACGTCCACTCGGCCATATCGGTAACAGTGCCAGCGTTCACAAGGCATTGGGTCATCGGGAATCCGATGGTAGCCGCCTCTTTCAGCAAGCTCTTTACCGATGCGCGGGTCAAAGACCCACCGGACACAGTGTCGGCGTGGCCATCGGGGATAGCCGCCACAAGAACAGCTAGAGCCTTCACGTCACGCTTGCGGGCCAGACCTTCGGCTGCATAACGCATCTGGCGCTCCAGATAGTTCCACCCAGCACGGCGCAGGTCGTCCCACGAAACTTCAATGCCATAGTCAAACGTGGTGAAGGACGGTCGGGTCCAACGATAGTTGGCACGGACGAACATGACCTGCCCATCTCGGTGGGTTTCCCAGACCACCGTCGGGATGTCCTCGATAGGAATGGCATTGTCCTCAAGCTCCCCAATGGTTTGCTTGGTGAAGAACATCGAGTACATTTCGACATACGGAACCGTCTGCCGAATCGGCTCGACGATGTTCTGCGCCAGCATAGCATGGGTGTCCTGGATGTCTACGCCCGATTGCGCCTCATACGCAATCTCCCGGAGCATCGCGTCAACCTTCTCCGGGCTGTACTGGGAGGCGATCACGAACTGACCGGCTTTCTTGTCGAAGCTGATAGCGTCTTTAAGCTGTGCCATGATTACCTCCTTTATGGTTTTCCAATCTCAAACAGGATTTCGACCAAGCTCTGGGATGCACCTACCCCAGCCACTTCCTCGACACGCGAGAGAGCACGGGTACACTTGCCGACCTTGTACGTGCCGGACGTGTCCATCGTGCCGTCTGCGGCAGAGTAGATGGTGTCGCCAACAGTGGGCACGGTTTCCCCGACGAAAAAGTCGGCGGAATACCAGCACACAAAGTCGCCCTTGAGCAAGACCATCGCTTCGTCTTTAGCGAAAGATTTTGATGTCGGACGGTACTCCTGGTGGCGAGCGCCGTAGGCAACGCCATCCGGCTGATCGGTAGCGTCCGCAAGGGCCACACTCGACCCGCCTGTAACGATGCACAAAAGGCCAGGTGCAATCGTTTCGGACGCATATAGCTCCTTGCCATCGCGCCACGCTCGACCGTCCACATCACCGATAAACACTTCTTGGGCCATGTGAACCTCCTACAACGTGATTTCCTGGTCGCCGCTGGGCGGGTCCAGGTTGGTAACGGGCTGTTTCGCAGGCTCGGTCTTTTGAGCCTTCGCCCCCTTGGCGGCCAGCAGCGTCACGGCTTCATCGGACATCGACATCACAACGTCCCGCTGCTTATCGAACTCCTCACTGGTCATAACACTCGCCAGCACGTGCCGACGGTTGGCCTCGACCAGAGATTTGTTCTCACTGCGCAGAGCCTCAAGGTCCGATTCGAGAGCAGCGACTTTCGCCGTAGCCTCGTCCAGACTGGTCTGGAGGTTCGCATTGGCTGTCTGCAACTCACTCCCATCGGCTTCCCACTTTTGCAACTTGGTCAAAGCCTCGTCTAGTTGCGACTGGATTTCCTCAATCGTTGGCATTTGTAGCCCTCCTTCTGTTTTGGCGGCGGGTTCACCAGCCATCGCCGCTCCACACTTCGGGCACCGCTGTTCAGTACAAGGCGTACCTCTCTGATGCTCCGTCTCTGCCCCACACTCTGGACAAACACAAGTGTCTGTCCCACCATCCCCTTGCCGTTCGTCGCCCACTCCCTGTCCTTGGCCGCGCTCCCCCTCCACTTCATGGGAGGCCACCATGTAGACAGAACCCAAGTCGAATGATGCGGTAGAACCGGCGGGGTTCCATACAATCCCCCCACCGACCCCACGCATATCCCCCTTGAACCGGCGCACTGCCCCCGAGCCGTGCTTGTCTTTCAAGTGGCTGCAATACTCTGAAGCTCGGTGGTACTCGCCGCCGCAGATAGAGCACACCGCGACATCGGCATACGCTTCGATACTGGGCTTCTTTTTCCCGCTCATCACCAACTCGGCAATGTCGGGATAGCGCCGTGCGTAGATAATGCCGTCCGTCAGCAAGCGCCCTCCTTCGTTTCGGGCCGCTGTAAAGATGCCGACTACCTTGTCTTGCTTGTGCTCATCGTCAATGGGCATGAGGGGGAGGGTTTCTGCAATGGAGGTAATGTTGGTGTCATCCAATTCGTCGCGGTTGGCGTTGACTTCCGCACGCGCTAGTTCCATGTTCTCCCAGCGGAGTAGTTCCCCGGGAAGATAGGAACCACCAAGTACAGCATTGATTTCGGTGGGGTCTTGGACAATTTCTATAGTGAAGCCCATAATGCTATCCATGCAAATTGCTATGGCAGAGTCCTTGTCTTTGCCCTCCGCCATTACTTTCTCGACGCAAGATTCCATGTCGGCAACTTTGTCGTCCGGCACACCAGGATAAGGCATACTTACACCAGTTCCTCTTTCAGAATGGCCTGTCTTCCAACAGGTTTGCCTTGTCGTCTTCCAGGCTCTCAATGTGCGCTTCCATCTCCTTGATAGCGGGCTCTACTTCCCGCCTCACGACATAGGACTTGGTGCCGCTATAATAGCCGGTGACCGCTAGTCCAATCAGGATGGACCCAAGCACAATGTCCATAGCCACCTTCACGGCCTCATATGTGCCCGAGAAGTATAGGCCAGTTCCCAGCACCGCAGATGAGAGGACCGCAACCGGTAGCGCCCACTTGGTGGGCAACCCATACATCTCCTTCAGCGCATTGATGAGCGCCACCATAACAACCAACGCCGGTAACCCAAACACCGTCCAATCAGGCATGTCTACCTCCAATTGTCATTATACAACAACTCTACGGACATGTCAACATAATCATAGGTTCCTATAAACCTTGAACTGTTTCACTTCACTGTGCCCGGCCCACCCGGGCATCACGATATAGCCCTGGATGCTGTACGCGCCCAGTTCGTCCAGGTCGCCCGCAATAGTGACGTACTCAATCACCCCGTCCGACCCGTCCGTGACGAACACTGCCGACTTGGTGAGCTTTGTCATGGAAGGCTTGACAAGTAGAATCTGCTTTGTGGTAGCCGTAGAAATGTCAAGAGCGGTCCCATCTTCTTCAATGGTCACACGCAGGGCCGTACCAATATCGTTAAGGTGTACCTCTTGAGTAGCCATTTACCTCTCAACCGTGAACATTTTGGTCCTGCACACTTCGGCTGCTATCGACAAGGCCCTGTATATCTGGGATTCAAAATACTTGGTGCGGCAGATGTTCAGCACAAACGTAACAATCTCCGCACCCTCACCGGCCTTGACGACAAACGCCAGGTCGAACGGGCACGTCAGCCACGACGACCTGTCGCTTCTATCTACAGAACCGTCGGGAACGGAGAACAATCTCATAGTGATTCTCCCTGGGTCTGGACTGTTCCGTCATCCGAGAGTTCTTGGGTGGTGAGAACAGACACACCATCATCGGCGTATGTGGACAGCGCAGAACTTGTCATGGTAGCCTTCTTGAAGAAACGCCTCCAAAGCTGTACCACCATTTCTCTAAAGTTGGAGGCAACCCCAGACGGTGCCGTAATACTCACACTGTCAAGCCCGTCGCTCGCCAGCTTGTACCCGGTCTTATCTACAGTAGATAGCGCGTCCACCACCTCCGCGTTGACCTCCGCCGCAGATAGGTCGTTCAGCGCCGCGATAGACGCCGATGTCGCCAGATCGTCAATTGCCTGCTCGTCAGCCGTGATGTGAATGGCCTGATCTAGCCATTCTCCACCGACCGCGTCATGGAACTGTACCGTCCGGTCCGCGCCCGCCATTTCGGCAGCGGTCAATTCAACCTTGACCTGCGTACTACCGGCAGGCGTGACGGTCGGCAGATTCGTCAGGTTCGCAAACGTCCCACCCGCGAGAGAGATTTGAACGTCTCCCGCCGCGATTGTGGGGTTCAATTTGAACAGCGTCGTATCTGCCGCGTCTACCAGTTCTGTGTAGAACGTAAACGCCACACCCTGTTTCGGCATGCCCCATACTCCCTACTGGATGCTGCTCACCAGTTTGAAAATCGCATCCCGCGTTGTATCCGCTACCATCGAGCCAGGCAGGGCTGACAACGCCGTGTACAGCGCGACGAAATCCGACTGCGTGTACCCCTCCGGCCATGCGTACCCAGCCAGCGCCGGAATGCCGAGACTCACCATCCGCTGGCTGATGCGCTGCGCCGTCGTCTTGGCCGCTTCCAACTGCGACAGTAGCGTCGTGCAGTCGTTGACCGTTTTTACTACCAGAAATTCGCCTTGCGAAGCCATCACGTGCCTCCTAACCTGCTATCGCCACCAATAGCGGTGCGACCTTGCGATCCCACAGCCGCCACAGTCGTGGCCAACGGTCCCCGTGTTCGTACCACCAGATGTCTATGTCTATGCTCCATATTCGCAAACGGTGTCTCATACCTGCCTCCTACAACGCCGCCATCGCCGCTGCCAACACCGCAATTTCAGCCGCCGATAACGTGCCCGAATAGACCGCCCATGCCTGGATGTATACTGTGGTAAAACTTGCCGTCGGATTTCCCGAACCGATCCATATCGTTCTACCAACACCAGTAAATCCCGCGCCGGTGATTGTGCCCACAGATGCGCCGTTGAAATAGCCATTCATTCCCGCCAGCGCAATATTGCCCGAAAGAGCACCGGCTCCAGCATCGAGGTGAAGGCCGTTAACAAATCGCTTTGTACCCCAATAATTCGGCCCCATAAAATGCGGCTGGTTGGTTGATGAGTTCTGTCCGCAAAGCCGATAATCGCCGATTCCGGCAATATGATCGCTGAATTGCGCAATCATCGTCCAGTCGTTGTTCGGTACAACGCCTGTGTTCAGATACTCTGAATTAGTGTGATCGAACTTCCAGCCATTCCCCGCATCCCACGACGGCGCAGTTCCCTCCGTCGCATCATATGTCCCCGGATTCGCCAGATTGATTTTGCTCGCCGCATAGCTGGCCGCGCCTTTCGGCTGGTACGCCGCGGCGCACGTTTTGCCCGCGACCTTCCACCAGGCCGCCCCGCTCGCCAGCGCCTCGATGGTCTGTATCCCCAGGCCGGGGATGTGGTAGATTTTCCGCTCTGGTCGAACTATCCGCACGCCCATTCATTCACCTTACTTCAACAACGACAAAATGCTCAGGACGATGCCCACCAAAGCCAGCACATAACTGACATACACTGCGTTGATGTTGGCCTTGGCGTCAATTACCGCCCGAAAGATTTTCAGGGTTTCCACTTCATCGTTCAGTGTATTAATCCGCAAGTTCACTTCATCCCGTGTGGCAAATCTCGCCGCCTGGTCCCTAAGTGTGTCACGGAACTCATTCATCCCATCCAGCCGACGCTCCATAGCAACAGCAGCTACGCCCGTAGCCTTTTCCAGAGCTTCAATTCTGGATTCAAAGTGCTTTTCAAGCGTTACCCCCGCTGCGGTGGGTTGCCCCCCGCCGATGGCTTGTTCTAATGCCGTGATTCTGGCTTCGTGACTTGGTTGTGCCATGCTCGCTCCGGTTCTAAACTGCTCCCCCGGCAACTATTATGTCCGATGCCGTCCCCTCTATACTATCTTATCACATTCCACACCAAAGTCAAGCTAATATTCCCAACAGCTTTTCCCGAAAGTCCCGCACACTTGGCACCGTCTCCTGCGCCATCATCCCTAATAGCTTAAAGTCCGTGCCCGTTACATCACCAACAACTGCATCCACCCCATCTTCCAGATAGGTAGAAAAGCCCGGGAACCCATCAAGCCACCGTTTGTTCTCCCTTGTCGTGACTACAGCCATGCCCGACGCTATCGCCTCATAGATGCTGCTGGGTGTGTATTGTCTCTTGGGGACAATGGCGACGTTACCCATCGAGTAGTTCTTGTTCCCACTTGCAACCCTGTGTCCCCGCGCTATAAGCTCTCTCTCCAACCCATGATCGCGCTCCGTCAAGTAAAACACCGGGTATCTGCGCCACTCGCGGAACGAAGCCTCTTTCTGCCAGCGTATCTTGTCCACACCCCAGCCAAGGTCATACATGGTGTAACTGGCGTCCGCCTCCGTCCATGATACCGAACCGTCATCGCGCATGTCAAGGCATACAATCTTGGACCCGAATCGTCCCTTTACATAATCCAAGAACGGGATATAGCACATGTCTGTCACAACAACTGTCTTGAGCGGACGCCGCGCCCTGCTCATCACCCAGGCATGAAACACACGCCAGTCTGTAGTCGGGAGAATCCATTGTGTGCCACGACCCAATGTCTCCACGTACATCTTGATAGATTCGTCTAAGCTACGTACTGCAAAGCCTATCGCCATCGGGATAATCCAGTGCAGGCCATGTTAGCCCAAGAGAATTCGGGATGGGCGTCCTATCGACATCCCCCCACCGCTCAAGCCCATGCCCCTTGATTCGTTTCAGTCGCTCAAGGAACAACCAGTTTGTATGCAACAACCACAAGTCACTCTTGACCCGCTCGCCCTTGAAAAACTGGTGCTCGTGCCAGGTTTCCCCCCACTGCACCGTGCCGCCCCTGTGTATGCGCCCGTGTGTCAGGTGGTGGGCATACCGCTTGCTATAGTGCTGCTCATCCACCACAAGAGGAAACACCTTTACTATCACGTTGGATTGGATGGGGTCAAGGCTTTCCAGATACCCAGGAATGGCGGCGATGCTCTGGTCCGGCCACAACTCGTCGCTGTCGTTCTGGATAATCCAGTCGTACCCATAAGGTTCCATCATCCGCAAGGCATTGTTCCTTTGCGCCCCAGGATTCCCAGGCCACGGAATCCGCGTGTAGATGAACCCGTGCTCCTCTGCCATTCTCTGCAAAACCCAGGGGTTGATGTCGGCCCTTGGGTTATGGCACAGATGTCCATCTGGTCCCCCGTCCACAATCCAGACATCGCCAAGTTTCCTGGCCTGCCGGACCATGTTCATAACAATGTCATGTTCTTCCGGGAATGTGATGCAGTAGGTAGCGATTCTCATGCCAGCAATTCCTCCCGGACATAATACTTCCGCTGTCCAAGCATAGGCACAAACAGCGGGGACAGGTGCTCGATGAACGGCGAACCCGTCTCCCTGAACATTTGGGGCGGCTCGTCGGTGTACAGTTGCTCTGCCAGTTCAGCGGCCCGTTGGTAGTGCCCAAGATCTTGGTATAACTCGTCGGCCTGCACCCTCTTTTTGATGGGCACATTGTCCCAAAAGCAGTAGTTGCAGTGGACCAGAGGATGGGGTAGAGAATGAATACTCAAGCATCGCTCGTACCCCTCAAACGTCCAAGCGTCACGGTGGGCGATAATGGTATCCTTATTGGCCACCATGCGTATCGCCCGTTGATACCCAGCCCCCTCCTGCACCTCCTGGCAATTGTGCTCAAGGTGCAAGTACGGGACGCTGTACGCATCATAGTCTTCCCCTGCCAGACGTTTCATTTCCACAAGGCTGTCCGGGTGCCACAGCTCATCCCCTTGCACGTACAAGACTTTGCCGCCCAAGCGCCTGATTTTGTTCAGCGCATCGTTCGTCGCCGCCCCGATAGCAAAGCCCGTCCCCATAACAGGCCACTCGTAGCGGCTCAGGCTGATCTGGTCGCCGTACTTCTCCTTCAGCCTCATCAGGACATCCCACGTGTCGTCCTCGGAGTACCCTTCCCCAATGTGGAAGTGGTCACACACTGGGAGAACCGTTAGGATTGCCTCAACCCACGGGTACCCCATCTTCGTCGCGTTTTTCAGAACCGTCATCCCTACAATCATAGTCCACTACTCCTTTTGCCAACGCGGCAGCGACGGACACCCTCAGCTTTAGCTGAGGGAGGAGACGCCTTGCCATAGCCCTTTAGGGTCTTGGATTTGACAAGTCGGTTTAAGTATGGTATGTTGTGTTCATTATGATGACACTTACAGCCAAGGTAAAACTGAACCCAACCCAAGATCAGCATAAATCGCTTTACGACACTATACTTCGTGTCAACGCCGCTTGCAACTGGGTCAGTGACGTGGCCTGGGAAACCAAGGTCTTCAGTCAGTATAGCCTTCACCACGAGGTCTATTATGACGTGCGGACTACATTTGATTTGGGCGCACAGTTGGCGGTTCGTTGCATCGCCAAGGTTGCTCACGCCTATAGGTTGGATCAAAAGGTTAAGCGGCTGTTCAGAGAAGATGGTGCCATCGCCTACGACCAGCGATGTCTCTCTTGGAGCCTTGATTCGCAGCAGGTCAGTATTTTGACTATAGCCAGTCGCGAAAGAATCCCATTTGCTTGCAATGCCCGCGCCCTTGGATTGCTGCATGGAAAGAGGGGCCAGAGTGG